ATGAGAAAGTCAGACAGACAAGTCGAAATTGACATGAGCGACGAACCAATGACTATTAAAGAAGCAGCTGAGTTCTTTAAGGTTGATGTGCAGGCTATGTACAAGAGAGTTCAGCGAAAGATGGTTCAATTCCACAAAGATGGAAGAAGACTCTACTTCTTTAAGAAAGAGCTGATTGCAGGCTTGAAAGCAAAATGATTCGAACTGGTAAAGTCCCTGAGTTACTTTCTGGGAAGACCGTAGCCAGGGCATATTTTTAAGTTACTATGCCGGATAAATGTCGAACATGCAATCAAGGATGCAACTGCATCAACGGACGTTATTGCGAGAGAAACAAACAGTATGTTGAATATTTAAAAATAATTATTTGTAATGAAAATCAGAATTCAAAGATACAAAGATAAGATTAAGGTCCAAGAACAATGGACTATTAAGGACTATATAAGGGCTATCATTCATTATCGAAGAAGCCAAGCAGCTCCAATCTTGGCGGCTGAGCTTTTAATGGAATGGTTCCCTATGATTAAAGAAGTAACAATTAACACTGAGTTGACAGAAAATGAGTAAGCCGGTAATACAGAAAAAGAAAACAGATACAGGTCATATAATCCTGACATTTTATGGGAGTTGCCAGAAAAAACAGTTGAGATTCAGAAACGAAGAAGAATTTCAGCTGTTCCTCGATTACCTTCTGGTGTTAGATAGGCTAGGGGCTACATCCTTAGAAAGGGTAGTATGATGTATATTATCTCTGCAATCAACAGACTGACAGGTGAACGGGAGGTCATTTCGCCCCCTCGTTCACTGGAATTAGCTACTGAGCTGATGGAAAAATTCAAAGAATCCAGTCGGAAGCACCATCAGTCTTGGAAAAATCCACGTATAGAGCCATGTCTTCCAAAAGAAGAAAAGGTATAGCTATTTTTGCAAGAAAAAAATATGATAAAGCCTGAAACATTAGATAAGATAAACGATCAGCCTATTGTTGATATAGTATCAGACTATATCACGCTAAAGAAAGCTGGCGTCAATTATAAAGGCATTTGCCCCTTTCATGCCGACAAGAATCCTTCTTTCATGGTGAGTCCTGCCAAAGGAATCTGCCATTGTTTTGTGTGTGGAAAAGGAGGCAACGGCATCCATTTCATCATGGAGCACGAGCATGTCAATTTCTATGAAGCTTGCAAGATAATTGCTAACAAGTTCAATATAGAATTTGAAGAAAAGGATCCTACACCCGAAGAGTTGGCGGAGCAACAGAAAAAAGAGTCCATGCAGGTCATCTATTCTCGGGTGCAGGAGTTCTACGTAAAGTGCCTCCACGAAGATACACCAGAAGCTAAGGCTATGATGGCTTATGCTAAACATCGTTGGTCGGAAGAGGCCATCGAGGAGCGAGGACTGGGTTATGCACCAAAGGGTAATAAACGTTTTTTTGACTTTATCAAATCAACAGGCCTGAGCTGGGAACTTTGTAAGGAAGCAGGACTCATAGCTGAAAGCGACGATAGAAGCGAATATGCCTTCTTTCGCGACCGTCTGATGATTCCCGTACGCGACCGGTGGGGCAATGTAATTAACTATACAGCTCGCACTCTTTCTGATAATAAGGATGTTCAAAAGTATCTTAACGGCCGCGACTCGCTGTTATTCCATAAATCAAGCGTATTATTCGGCTTGGATACAGCAATGAAAGTGGGGGCACGCGAGGAGCTCTTCTACTTGGTAGAGGGAGGCCCCGACGTTATGAAAATGCAGCAGATTGGTGTGGTAAATACTGTAGCGCCATTGGGTACAGCGCTCACAAAGGAGCATCTGCACACACTTAAGCGGTTCCATCCAAAACTGTGCTTCATCCCCGATGCTGATGCTCCTGGCATAAAGGCGGTCATCAAAAACGGTCGTACAGCCATGGAAGAAGGCTTCCGTGTCACTGTCAAGGAGATTCCACCAAAGCCAGAGGAGGAGGGTGGAGGAAAGCAGGATGCAGACAGTTACTTCCAGAACAGAGAGCAGGTTAAACTGCTAGCTGAAGAGGACTTTGTGCTCTGGTATGCCAACAAGCTATTTGATGACATCGAGCGCAAATCTTCTACCGAGACAGACATTTCTGATATCGTCAAACAGATATGTGATGTTCTTATCCTGGAAAAAGATGAATATACGCAAAAGGCGCTCCTGGATGCCTTGGTTAAGCAACACAACGGCCATAAAGGCCTTTGGAAAAACGCAGTTAACGAAGCTAAGCACCGCCGGGCAGAAGAAAAAGCAAAGGCGACGACAAAAAGGACGGGCATCGACCCGCTTATATATGGTTTCTACGAGGATCACAACTGTTACTGGAGCCGCGATGACGAAGGTAACGAGAAGCAATGGTCGAATTTCAAGATGCGTCCCCTCTATCATGTAATGGGTATCGATGATTCACGCCGTCTCTATGAAATTACGAATATCGACGGCACCACACGTATCCTCGAATTAGCTGCTGAAGAGCTGGTCTCACAGCCTAAGTTCATGGTGAAGGTTGAGTCCATAGGCAACTTTATCTGGAAGGTAGGTATGCCAGAATTGACCAAGCTAAAGACATACCTTTTCGAGCAGACAGAAACGGCTGTTCGCATCCGGCAGTATGGCTGGCATCACAGCGGTTTCTTTACCTTTGGCAACGGATGCATCTATCAGAACGAATGGTATCCGGCCGATGCCATGGGAATTGTACACTTACATGATGCAGAATCTCATTTGGACAATTACTATCTGCAGGGGGCCTCGGAAATCTATGCAGCCGACACAAGCTACTTTTCTTTCGAGCGGCAGTTTGTTCTCCCATCTACCCATGCAAGCATAGAATTAAAAGATATGGCCAGTCTGATGGCTTCTGTCTTCGGTGACAACGCTAAAATAGGTATCTGTTACCTTTTAGCTGCTCTCCATAGGGATATTATCACCTCATACACGGTAAACTTCCCAATCCTCAATCTCTTTGGCCCGAAGGGAAGTGGTAAAACAGAATTGGGCATCACGTTAATGCGTTTCTTTACAATCGGCGACAAGCCCCTTAACTTAAGAAACACAACAGCTCCATCTCTTTCACAAATGCTCTCGATGGCAGCTAACTCACTGGTACTGCTGGACGAATATAAGAATACGCTGGACATGAGGATTGTGGAAATTATCAAAGGGGCGTACGACGGTGTCGGCCGCTCACGAATGGATATGGACCGCGGCAAACAAATTGAGCGTACACCTGTCGACTGCGGTGTAATCGTCTGCGGACAGGAGATGCCAACACTCGATATCGCGATGTTCTCGAGAATGATTTATTTACCTACTGACTCTACGGTTCATGACCGCGAAGCAAAGGATCGTTTCAATAGGTTGTCTGATATCCGTAAACTTGGGCTGCAGCACCTGACCATGGAGATTCTCTCACACAGAGCCTTGTTTGAAAGTGCTTTCTATGATACATATAACGATGTTACTAATGAGGTATGTGACAGCATCGATGGTAATAATGTGGAAGACCGCCTTTGGCGTAACTGGTCTATCATGCTAACTTGTTACAAAACTCTGAAGTCCACGCTTAATCTGCCTTTTGAGTACGACGATATTAAGCGGCTATGTATAGAGGGTATTAAACGCCAGAACAGTGAGGTGACATCTAACAATGAGCTTGGAAATCTTTGGAACGCGCTTTCTACACTTTACGACCAGGGAAAGATTTATCTCGATTGCGACTTTAAGATTAAAGTATTGAGAAGGCTAAAGACGGACAAAGGTGAAAGGGAATTCAAGGAAAACCATCGCGTGCTTATGCTGCGTCTGATTAACTTCGTTTCTCAGTACAAGCAGTTGGCCCAGCGTGAAGGTGAAAAGAAGATAATCATGGATCGTGACTCAATTCGTTATTACCTGACGATAGGAAACGCTTATCTCGGACAGAAGTCGTCCGAACGCTTTATTTCCATCAAAGATGGTATAAAAGAGACCGTTAATGGACAGACTGCATACAAGTTTGACCGCTGTCTCTGTTTCGACTACGAAATACTTCAGAATCGTTACGGATTGCATTTGGAACATTTCTCTGCCACTGAGGCAGATGAACTTGAAAGAAAAGAAGAAATTGTTTTTTAGATTTTGGTTAGTTATTCATTAGCGAAGGGCCTCTGACTGCTGTGAAGCACTCGAGGCCTATTTTTATGCTTTTACATTTTTCCTTTATATGCGCGCACGCGCGAGAATATCCATGCACAACACCGCACAAGACTGCACAAGGAATCTGTATGTTACTAAAGATCAGGCACTAAGCCGGTTGCAAAGATGCTTTAACTTCTGCACAAATCCAGCTCAACGCTGCACAAATCTTGCACAAATAAAATGATTTGCACAAATAAGTATCTAAATGCACAACAATATTAGGGGTTTGTGCAATTAAATAGAAAACATAAAACATTAAGTATCAACAACTTAACAAAATAGCAGCGACTGTGTGCACCATTGTGCGCTCATTCCATATACATACGCACAATACGCAAAACGCCACACCTCAACTTTCATCACTATCTATTTGCATAACATATATAAAAAAGAAATCCTGGCCTGCATCAGCAAGCCAGGGCTTTTCTACATATTAGGAAGCATCATCCTTATGACACCTCAATGGCTTTCGTCACTTTCTCCTTCGGTTCGGTCTTCGGCATCGTGATGGTCAGGATGCCGTCCTCAACCTTGGCAGAAATCTTGTCGCGTACCACATCATCTGGAAGTATGTAGTTCTGCTCATAGTTAGAATAGCTGAACTCACGACGCAGATAATGGCGATGACTGTCCTCATGCTTGTGTTCCTGTTTGTTCTCAATAGCGATGGTGAGGTTGCCCTCGTCATTGATACCTACACGGCAATATTCTTTCTTAATGCCTGGAGCTGCAAGTTCCATCGTGTAGGCCTTCTCACTCTCCTTGACATTGACTGCAGGTGCTGTACTGTTGGCACGAGGCATAAAATCAGTGTTAAAGAAATCATCAAACATTGTTGGGAACCAACTGTTGTTTTTCATTAATCCGTTCAACATAACTTTTACCTCCTAATTATATTTTTAGTTTAACTTAATTGTTCTTGATCGCTTCGGCTTATTTGCTTCAGCTTTCACTTACTGAAAAGCAAAGTACATGCCTACAGGAGAAAGCGCTCGTTACCTTGTCAAGATGGCAAGGATTTTAAACTCGCTTAAACGATACTGACAATCCCTTAAACTCAATTAAACATGACTGACATTTCTTTAAACTCCCTTAAACATTGGCCAAAAATTCTGTCAGTCTTCAAGTCCAAAACTCTTTCTCGCCAGTCTGTTCCATCTCACCCTGGCACTTGGAACAGGTATGCCCATCCCACACTCTGATTTTATCGCTGCCGCACTGCAAACAGAGCCTGCCGACCTCGCTTCTATAGGAAGGTGCCACGTCGGCTATAATCCCACCCACCACAATGTTCTGGATGGTCTTGCAGTCAGGACACAACACGGCACGGATCTCCTGGCGGAAGAGTCCTCTGCCTTCGTACACCTCGGCTTCGTAGCCACATTCTCGACAGCGATATTTGAGTTTCCAAGCCATTATAATAAAGCAATCAAAGCAATTTGAGCCAACAATATCAATGGCAACCCGTACTTGAATTTCAAGTGCATCGTTTTATGGTGCCAGACCTGCATACCTAAGAGTGCACCTATAGTGCCGCCAACAAGAGCCAGCATCAGAAGAGTGGCTTCGGATATACGCCATTTTCCATGCTTGGCTTTCCACTTGTCCCAACCATAGACAAAGAAGGTTAGGACATTGATGCCGATGAGTATATATATTATCGTCTCTGTCATTACTAATTTCTTTTTCGCTGGCAAAGTTACAAAATTTCTCCGACTTCATCGAGGTTTTATCCTTTTTTTAATTTTATCGATTTCGTTTGAAATATTTGATTTGTCTTTTTGTTATCTAATTGATTTTTAGTATCTTTGCAGCAGAATAAAAAGTATTACTGCAATGAGCCAAATTTGTATTTATCTGAAAATGCCTTCGTATCTCCGACAGTGGTTAATCCATCGACATGGAGGAAGTGAACCAATCTCGCTCGTGCGTGGTTCGGCTGAAAGTGATTTCCTGAAGAAGTCAACATCAAAGCTTCCAGACGGGGTTATGCCGCCACGTCAGCAGGAAGGGGAACTGGCAATCTGTATTCCCTATTATAAGTGCCACGACCCGCGCACTTACAACTACCTTTCCAAAAACGGCAAAAGCTGCCTGTTGGAAATGCTAAAGAACGACTTCAAGGTCGATCTTTGGGAATACCTACACGACATCGACCGCTGCGGCAGCGAGCTCAACGGGCTCATATATCAGTTCATGGAGCTGCGTGGCATCAAGGAGGACGGCACGTCATCGGACACCATCAAGAAGATATACCAGCGCAAGCGGAACAGCTACAAAACAGCCCAAAACAGAAAAAAGAAGAAAAATATTCCGACTTGAAGCCTGTATTTGTCCTAATTATGGTATTGTTTGATTTGTTTGATTATGAATTGTATATCTCTTCCCGGCATCACCGCCATTAGCTATGTACCTTGTGATAGCTTACCTGCGGACTTGATTTATCAAGCCCTGACAGGCTTTCCAGTCAACATATCCTCCAGCACTACAGAAATATCCCTGAAATCAATTCCCTCGTGCGAACTGGAGGAATCGCCAGATAACAACACACAAATTGAAAAGGCCAAGCTATCGTTCACCACTTTGGACACGCTTCCCACAAGTATGCCCTTGGCTTTCCTGATTACCACTACTGCTGGCAATCACTATATATTAGGTACGCGCGAAAAGCTATACCCGACAATTAAGGTTACTTCGAACACCTCAAAGCCCGATGCTGAAGCCGCAGTTCACCGCTACGAGGTTTCATTCACCGCCCGCAAGGCTCTGATTCCCTACAATCTTTAAGCTTCGCAAAGAGGAATAGGAATATCCCCATCGATAGATAGGGATTTTCTTATGGTGTTTTCATGGAAATGTCATACCTTTGCATCAGAAATTTAAGATTCAAAATTGTAAAGGTTATGAAACAGATAGCATTTTCACTTAAGTCACTCATGGTGATAGGATTAGTTGGATGGAGTATGTCGAGCTTTGCACAGTCGTATAGAATCGACCGAGGTAGAGTATATTTCGAAAGAGAGTCGATGCCATATGCCGATGCTCGTACGTTCGTGGATTTAGGTTGTGGTTATGCAAAAGACTGCGACAATGTATATCTCGACGGTCGTGTCTTGGAATATGTCGACCCATCTTCTTTCCGTTTAAAACCGCACTCTAAATCACACTTCCGCGACCACTATGATAGTTATGACCACGGCAGAAGGTACGATGACTATTATAAATCAGATCGCAACGTCTATTACGGAGATAAGAAAATCGACGCGTCTCCTAGTTCGTTCAAGGAGATTGGTGAGGGCTATGCCAAGGATGCATTTAATGTTTTCTATCATGGAAGAAAGATTGATGCTTCTGCCGGTAGTTTTAAGTTGTTGGAAGGAGGTTACGCCAAGGACGCCTTTGATGTGTTCTATTATGGTAAAAAGATAGAGGGGGCCTCTGCGGGTTCGTTTAAATACACTGGCGACGGCTATGCCAAAGATGCATTTCATGATTACTATAGAGGAAGACGTCTTGAATAGAGTTCCTTTTCTAAAGAATCTATAGAGAAAGCGAAGAGTAAATCTTCGCTTTTTCCGTCTTTTCCCCCTATATAAAAGGTAATTATCTTTGCGCCATAATCATTTGAATTATGGCATCCAACACAAAAACTAACACTTATCAGCTTCACCTGAAGGGTTTCGTCGGAGGATATGACTTCGATGCTGATTACGTTGACTACGTGCTCTCCAAGCATAAGGATACAGAGGTCAACGTTCTGATTGACTCGCTCGGTGGTCAGTCATCTACCGCCTTGAGTATTTTCTCGGCTTTCAAGCTCCATGGCAATGTGAATGTGCATTTCGTTGGAATGAACGCCTCGGCTGCAACAATCGCCAGCCTCGGCGCCAAGCACATCACAATGGATTCTTCGGCCATGTACCTGGTTCATAAATGCAGCGTAGGCTTCTTCGAGTGGGGCCAGCTCAACTCTGACGGCCTGCAGGCGCTCATCGCCAATATCGAGCACCAGAAGGCTGACTTAGACAAACTGGACGCTAACATCGCCCAGATGTATGCCACACGTTGCAAGAAAGAGCCCGAGGCCCTTCTTGCACTGATGAAAGAAGGCGGTTGGCTCACAGCAAAGGAGGCACTGGAGTGGGGCTTTGTTGATGAACTTACGGACTACGCTGATGAATCAGCTCCAGTCCTTACCGACACAATGGCCTGTGCAATGTCTGCTGCAGGAATTCCCATCCCGAATATGCCCACAATGCATCTCACCGCCCAGGAGCAGTCTGCATTCGCCAAGTTCCTTGGTGCATTGGGACAGTTATTCAGCAATCAGAAAATCCAATCCACAAATAATTCAACACAAACACCAATGAAAAAGATCTTCAAATCTATCTGTGCTATCCTGACTTGTGAGCACCTGATGAGCAATGAAGGCAAAATCACGCTTTCGGACTCTCAGATGGAGGACATCGAGTCTGCTATTAGCGCAGACAAGCAGACCATCAGCGACCTCAACGCGCAGATTACCACTCTTAAGAGTGAAAAGCAGTCTCTGACTGATGCTAACACACAGCTGCAGGCAGAAGTGGCCACCTTGAAGCAGAAGCCCGGTGACACTACAGCCCACGTAGTTAATGACAAGCATACCGATCAGCCTGCCGAAAAATCGGAGGCCGAACAGTATTTTGAGTCTCGTGCTAATGCTCAGTCGCTTTTCGACTCGCTCCCTTAAACATCAACACAAACAATCACTAAACACTAAAAGAATCCTATGGCAGGAAAACTTAACTTTACGCTCGAGGAGTACCAGGACGCGGCACGTAAGTACCGCAAGGACCTCCTCATGTTGCCCATCATCGGCATTCAGGACACACTGAAGTTCATGACAGGCCGTCCAGGCATCCGTTATAAGGAAAGCGTGGCTGCTCTCAATGGCAACGCACAGTTCGCCCCCTACAAGCCCGCACGCCGTTCTAACTTCAATCTCGACATGGATTTCCGTACACTGGAGACGTTCTTCGGTTCCGTAGTAGCCCAGTTTGAGCCTAACTCAGCCATCAGCACCCTTCTTGGCGCCATCGGCGACACCAAGGGCGACGGACAGATGCAGGCACCCACCGCAAAGCATGTATTGGCCTTGATTGCCAAATCGCTTTCTGAGAATCTGAACAACGCCATCTGGGCAGGTAAGCGCAATGCTTCTGGTGATACTACTCTGGATCTCTTCGATGGCTTCGATACCATCACCGCCCAGGAAATCACAAGTGGAAAGATTTCTAAGGAAGAAGGCAACTATTTGAAGTTTACCGACGAAATCACCACCGCCAATGCCGTGGATATCGCCAAGGCCGTTCTCTTCTCTCTGGATCCTCATCTCCGCGCTCAGACCTGTTACATGTACTGTTCGCAGGACTTCGCTGACAAGTACAACGAGGGCTACCTCTTGTCCCACGCTGGTATCAACTACAACAACCAGTACAATCAGACCGCCGTCGAGGGCTCGAACGGGAAACTGATTCTCTGTCCGTTGGCGAACAAGGCAGACTCGAAGTTCATTCACGTCTCACCCAAGATCAACATGCTCGTGGGCTACGACCAGATGGGCGACACCGAGACTGTCATGGTCAAGGAGTATGAGCCATTCATTCTCTCATATATTGCTACCATGTTCTTCGGCTGCCAGTTCGAGTCTATCGACAAGCGCCGCCTGAAGGTCATTGAGATTGCTGGTACTGAGCCAACAAGTACCAACAACAATGCCGGCACTGGTGGTGGAAGCGGCCCTATTGGCGACTAAACATCGCTTTTACTTGAATTCGTTTCGAACTCTTTCATTTTCTGTATTCATAATATTGAGTTTTGGGGAGCCAGTACTTGTGAAGGCTCTGGCTCCCATTTTTAACGCTTAATCCTTATTTTATATGGCAGATTGCTCATCACTACAAAAATCGCTTGCTTGGTGTCAAGGACGCCCCGAGCTACCTGGCGTTAAACGCCGTATCTATTATATCTCTAAGTATGACATCGTAAAGTGGCCCACGCTCCAGCATGATGCCAACGGTCGTCTGGCTTCGGCTGCATATTCAGGCGACTTTACCCTGCGAGCAGATGTGAAGTGGAAGTTAATCGATATCATCTCTGATAAGTCACAGCTGACATCTGAGGCCCAGGGCGAATATCCTTCACAGACACAGTTGAACAAACTGGTAGCCGTTCATCCTGGTGTTGAAGCCGAAGCCACCGCAGCTGCAGCATACCTCAATAACAATGACAATGTGTTCCTTGTCGAGGATATGCGTGGTGCCTTCCGTGTCGTTGGCTCAGAAAAATGGCCTACCAAGACTACTGTTACTCAGGATCTCGGACAGGGAGTTACTGGTACCACTTCTACCACTATTAATGTAGAAGCTACCGATGAGTGTCCCGCTCCATTCTATGCCGGAAGAATCGTGGTTGACGAAGGCACAATAAATGAGGATGGTAACTCTAGCCAGTCTTCTGGTGGTAGTTCTTCTGGTGGCGGTAGCAGCGTTCCTGTTTATGACTCAGGAGTATATCTCAATGGCGTGTTATATAATATCACCAAGGGAAGCAAGCTTACTATCGCAGGTAATCTGAGCTCGATGAAATTCACTGGTAAGAACATGACTTCTATTACCTATGAATATCAAGGAGAATTAGAATCTGATATAGACGTTGAATACCCAGCAGGCACAGTAGCCACATGGAATGGAAATATTACTGCTCCCAAAACAATAACTATTCGTCGAACTGAGGGCCAGGGAGATAACAAACAAGTTGTTGTCTGGTTTACCATCGAACTTGTTACAAGCTCAAGCAGCAATGACGAAGATGAGTCATGGGGTGACTAATCTGCTTTAATTTTCAATAACCATTACTAATAATACATCATGCCAAATTGTTCTTCAATACAAAAATCACTAGCTTGGTGTCAAGGACGCCCCGAGCTACCAGGCGTAAAACGCCGTATCTATTATATCTCTAAGTATGACATTGTTAAGTGGCCCACGCTCCAGCATGATGCCAACGGCCGTCTGACATCTGCTTCCTACTCAGGCGACTTCATTCTGCGCTCTGATGTGAAGTGGAAGTTCATCGATATCATCTCCGACAAGTCACAGCTGACATCTGAGGCTCAGGGCGAGTACCCATCGCAGACACAGTTGAACAAGCTGGTAGCCGTTCACCCTGGTGTCGAAGCCGAAGCTACAGCAGCTGCAGCATACCTCAATAACAATGACAACGTGTTCCTTGTCGAGGATATGCGTGGTGCCTTCCGTGTCGTAGGCTCTGACAAGTGGCCTACCAAGACTACTGTCACTCAGGACCTTGGCCAGGGGGCTACAGGCAGTACTTCCACCACTATTAATGTGGAAGCTACGGATGAGTGCCCAGCGCCTTTCTATGCTGGCTCTATCGAAGCCGATGAGGGTACCATCAATCCTGAGGGCAACCCGAATCAGAATACTGGTAGCTCGTCTAGCGGCAATACCAGCACAGGTGGTACGCCTTCGTATGATAACACAGTATATATAAACAATTATCCATATACCGTAAGTAAACATGGCAATCAAAGCGCTTATGGCCCGATAAAATCAATCAAGATTACCGGCAAAAACATGAATGGTTTGTCTATCGTTTATAACAACAAAGAGTCAGAAGCCCAGATTCCAGTATCTAACGGAGGCTCAGAGGCTTTGTGGAGCGGCAGTATCTCTTATCCAAATACGATTGATGTCTATAGAGGCGACTCTGCTTCAGGAAATTCGATTGAGCTGTGGTTCACAATCTCTATACTTAAAGCCGGCGAGCCAATTGGCGACTAATCCTTTAAAACTTCACTAGAAGATGCGCACTCCAATAGATATGGGCGAACTGCTATCAGAGATAGAAGTCCCTGATATCGGGAGTGCGCAGCTTGCTCTAAAAGATATTCAGGCAAAGCGCGAGCAAGATATATTTGCAGAGCAGAAGCGCAAAGGATGGGATAAGACGGTGGAAGCGCGTTGCGACTTCACACCGCGCCCACGCCTGACACGCCGTTCCGGGCTCTTTTTCCTCTCGTATTGGCAGAAGTCCGTCTATGGCCGTACTCTCACCGAAATCAAAGCCGATGATTCGATGGTTCCGTTCTTTGCCGGCACGATGAAATCATTTATTTCTGATATCATCGGTCCGGACCTCTCACGCGGCTCCTGGTGCATCATTACCACGCCGAAGCGTCGTCACCTGGTGAAGAACTTTGCCACTCGCATCTCCGAGCAGATTGCCCACCTCTTGAACATCCCGTTTTACGAGGATGTTTGTACCTGTAGGACAAAACAGCGAGTAGGGGCCATCTTCAATGTTCAACAAGTTCCAGATGAACAGAATATTATCTGCTTTGATGACTTTGTTACCACAGGTCAGACACTTCAAGCAATGCTTCGAGCGTTAGAGCCGTACAACAAGAACTTGCTGTTTTTCAGCGGGATAAACAACAAACTCTAAAGTATATTATAGAATTTTAGTTCACATTAATCCGTACAAAACATATTAAATGTATGAAACAAGATAATACTTTTACGAACACCCTGCAGGCCTGGATGAACACACCTGACAGTGAAAAGAATTGGGATGCCGGAGCCCTCATGCTGCTTCAGCTTTCGGGCAACCGTATCATGTACCATAACATTTCGGTTAATCCCAAGGGAAAAGCCGAATTCATCAAGGGTCAGCTGCAGAAATACCTCAATTTCCGCCTGCAGAAGCTCACCCATGACGAGGTGGAAGCCATGCAGGCAAAGGTCGATGAAATCGCTAAATCTGTAATTAAGCCAGATTTGGCTATTCCATCAGTAGTTGCTTCAGAATTAGTAGATAATAATTCTGTATCACCCAACAAATCAGCGGAATACGCAGACTTCAAAGCGGGTAAGCGCGCTGATCATGACTCACTTCCTGAGGAAGTTCAGGCACTCTATGTAGAGAATCTGGATATCGTTCATCGTATGCGTGAGCTGCATTTGAAGTTGCGCACACTGAGCCTAGATAACACTACCTGTCCAGATAGCGAGCGATATCCTTTCCTGAAGGAAATCATTACTCTCGATAAGAAACGTGTCTCGAACTGGGATATCTACGATCATTACATCATCGGCTCTTCTTCATCTACTTCGGTTAATCCCGAGCCAGATGTGGTTAATCCTACTGATGAAGCCGAAAAATCCAAGCCTAAAAAGGCAAAGACCACAGCAAAGCGTACCACAAAGAAGACCGCTAAGAAAGAATGAAGCGTACCGCATCTATGGCTGACGTTGTGAAGCCGCTCGCCGAGTGTCCTTCACAAGCCTACCTCTCCAATGCCGTTCAGGTGGCTGACCTCCTTGAATGGATACTGGAGCAGGTAGGAAATGCCAAGGTGTGGCAAACTTCATTCTCCATCTCCGAGGAATTCCTACGCCGCCTGTTTTTCATAGAAAAGAGTGGGAGAGTCACCGAGTTTAATCTGGTTCTCGACCACAAGGCCACGAATAAGACACTGAAGCTCTGGTCATTCATGACACAGGTCATCCAGCGTACTTATCTTACTGACAATCACTCGAAGATCCTGTTGGTACAGGCTGAGTCCGGTCAGACAGTCTCAGTCATTACCTCACAGAATCTGACACGTGGAAATCGCCACGAGTCAGCTTTTATCTCTACGGACAAAGCCATTTTCGCCACGCTCCACGCAGAGGTTACTGATTTAATCAATAATCACAGCGTTCCGCTAACTGACCTTTTCTCTCAGCGTATCCAAGCAGAATAATCACGATGACTACAATAGAATACACCCCCGAACAGCTCAATCAAGTAGAGCAGTACGCCTCTATCTATCTGAAAATCTCAGATATAGCCGTACTATTCGATATCCCCGCCGAGCAGCTCCGCGAGGATATTGCCGATCGTTCTACTGAAGTAAGCAAACGCTACCATAAAGGAAAGGCTGCATCAAAGGTAAAACTATTGCACCAAGAAATGCAGTTAGCCTATGTCGGCAGCCCCCTCGCGTTGGAAAACGCTCAGAAAAACCTCATGGATATGGAGGATGACGAGTAAATAACATTGTAATCCGTATCTTCTTTATGCCATTACCAAGTATCGTCGATATCGCCCGTACGGACCTCTACACTCAGAAATCTGAGTTAGAGGAAAAGTACGCCATCCCCCAAGTCGACCATATCCTTCGCCTACGCGATATGGTCACTTGGTGCATCGCTAACCCTGATGCCAAGGATCGCCAGTTCGTTGATGAGATTATGCAACGTTACGGCCTGAGCAAAGTCACTGCCTACGCTGACTTGAAAATCGTGAAGTCGCTGCTGCCTAACTTAAGTGAGGCCACCCGCGACTTCCACCGTTGGCGCTATAACGAGATGATTCTCGAGACATACCAGATGGCCAAGAAGCGCAAGGATACGAAAACGATGGAAAAAGCGGCCACCTCGTATGCTAAGTACAACCGCATCGATGTCGAAGACGAGTCTGCAGTACCTTATCATATGATAGTAGTGCAGCCCTTCTTTCCTACCACCGATCCGCGTGTCGTTGGTATTAATCCCGTACCAAATATCGACGAGCGTATCAAGAAGCTTACCAAGGAACTGGGCGCTTCTAATCCTGATACGCTCAATATCGAGTACGAGGAAGCCGACATGAATTTCGAGGAGATTTTCGACGAAAAGCCCCAAGAATAACAAAAATTTCCTTTCCCACTTGCATTTCTCAAAATAATTCCCTATATTTGCCAAAAAAAGAAAAATATAAAATATGATATACATATTTGGAATAGTATTCTTTATAGGTATAGTGCTTGCAATAATTAGAGCCGAGCCTGAGGAAAAGAAGCCACGAAAGCGCAAGAAAAAGAACTGGTGGTTTCAGAATCACAATTGGCGCGGACCACTTCCGCCACCAATAATATAGCGTAAGTGTCTTTCTACTACCGATAAGTAATACTTACCTTTGCCTCAAAAGCGAGGTATTATTATGTCCACACAATCCCCTAATACAAGCCCAGATCTCCTGAAGCAATGGGACTCCGAAGCACACCAGCACGAAAAGCGCGTGCACTTCAACACTCCCAAGCTGATTGCTCAATACATCGGCGCTCTTCCCCTTTTTCCTGCATTTTCCATATAAACCTTTGGATAATTAAATGGATTTATATACCTTTGCACTCGTTTAATATAAACCAAGGTTCTAACAAGTTATTTATCAATGAAAGAATTAAATTCTCGAATAGACGAAGAAGAGAGCGACTACGAGTTTATCGGTCGCAAATATATACTGGATGATGACGAGATTCCTTTCGAGGTAAGGATGAAGTACATTCTCAAGGCTTATAGAAAAGACCAAGATAAATGGGCGAGGTTTTACATTGAAGCCAAGAAAGTTCAAGAAAATGCATCAGAAGCCAAAAGAAAGCTGAAAGAGGCACGAGTAAGAATCACTCAGTTAGAGCAGGAACTCAAGCATTGTAAACAGTCCAAGAGCCAATCAACGATTCTTGAATCACGTATGGTTTCTTCACTGCTTTCAGAGGATAAACTATCTAAATTCAAGAGTATTGTTGAAAAGCAGAATGATTATATCAATGTGCTACAGGAGCTCCTATTCAAGAACAACGTAGCATATCCTCCTAACAAAATAAAGATTTAACAAGGCATAATAAAAGAGTGACGATGTTGATAATTGGCGGTTGTTACTAAGTATCGATTTGAACAATATTCCATGTCTTTCTTCGTCTTGTCAGTAAATAATACCTTTGCCCTAAAAGCAAAGGTATTATTATGTCCACACAATCCCCTCATACAAACCCTGAACTCCTGAAGCAATGGGACAATGAAGCCCGTAAGCACGAAAAGCGCGTGTACTTCAACAAGCCCCAGCTAATGGCACAGTACATCGGTGCCAAGACAACCGTCATTGTCGCTGGTCGCCGTACCGGTAAAACAGACTCCATAGCCTCGCCATTCGTCTTAAGGAATATGCAGAGAATGCCCGGTTCCACTGGGGGAATTGTGGTTCCAACATTCAAACACGGCCTGACAAACACCATTCCTGGTCTGCTTGCAGCATGGAAGCGCTGGGGCTATCTCAACGGTATCCACTACGTCGTTGGTCGCAAGCCTCCGAGGTCATTTGCCAAGCCAATTACCGAACCTGCTGACTATGAACACGTCATCACGTTCTACAACGGATCCATAGCAGTTATCATCTCTCAGGACCGTCCTGGATCTTCTAACTCTCTGACACTCTCTTGGCTGCTAATAGACGAAGCCAAGTTCATTGATTACAACAAACTGAAAGATGAGACACTTCCCGCTAACGGCGGTATTCGCTCATATTTCGGCCATCATTCGTTCAATCACTCAATGATGGTTCTATCCGATATGCCCCAGACCCAGAAAGGCTCCTGGTTCTTGCATTATCGAGAGAAGATGGACCCAGAACTGATTGCCACCATTCAGGGCACCATCTATAAGATTTGGGAGACAAAGGAACGTATCGCCCGTCTGAAAGAGCAGCACCAGCCCATTCCTCAGTACCTGAAAGGCTACTTGAAATGGTTGGACCAGTCGCTCAACAAGTTCCGCTCAGTGGCGGTGTACTACAAAGAGTACAGCACCATTGAGAATCTGCAGCTCCTGGGCGAAGAGTATCTGCGTCAGATGAAACGTGACTTGACACCCAAGACGTTTCAGACCAGTATCCTTTGCCAGCGTATCGGCATCACACACGACGGTTTTTACTCCTCGATGCAGGAGCACCACAAGTATGATGCCTCGAACTTTGCGTACCTCGACGAGCTCGGTTACGACAAGATTCTGAAGGAGACGAGCCTTCAGAACTACGACATCAAAGCAGCTTCGCAGTTCAGCACCCTCGGCTCTCAGCTTGACAGCCGCACCGACGAGGATGTGAATCCCCTGGCCCCGATTTGCATCGGCATGGACTACAATGCCAATATCAACTGGATTGTAGCCGGCCAGCCATCTGGCTCCCGCCTGAATATTCTCAAATCCTTCTACGTCAAGTTCGAGCGTAAGATTCCCGCCTTGGTCGATGATTTCTGCGCGTACTACGCTTATCATCAGAACAAGACGGTTATCTTCTACTACGACGCCACGGCCCTCGGCTCGAACTATGCCGTGAATGACCAGGACTTCCGCTACGTCGTCGTCCATGAATTTGAGCGCCACGGGTGGCAGGTACAGGATGTGTACCTGGGCAACCCTATGCGCCACGATGAGAAGTACCTGCTCATCAATCAGGGCTTCGCTGGTAAGCAGCGCCTCATGCCGTTCTTCAATCGTCAGAACAACGACGATCTCATACTGGCAATCCAGTCGGCTGGGGTAGAGCGGGGCAGGTTGGGCTTCCGCAAGAACAAGTCTATGGAGAAGCAGCCCGAGTCTGAAGAGGACCTGCTCGAGCATCGAACCGACGGCACCGATGCTTTTGATACCCTCTACATCGGTTGTGAGAAGTTTCCCCAGCATGAAACATATCCTATTTCATTGGGTGGTATTATGTAAATTGCCATCTTTTCCAGTCAATTTGTAACAGTTTAGTTCATATTTCGGAAAAAGTGCACGATGTCATTCTGTTTTCAGATGGTATCTGTTATTATTGAATATTTATTTTATAATTTTGCATCTCGTTTACGGAACATTAGATTTAATTATAGCAAAAATGGCAAATACAAAACATGCTGCGGCTCGAGAAATTATCATCGACCGCCTATTAAACAGACAACATGGAAGCTCAGTAAAAGAGATGTTGGAAGCAGTAAATGACGGACTTGAAGCTAACGGATTTCCGCCGGTTTCTACAAACACCATTAGAAACGATATCGATACAATCCGGTATGTGTATCGAAGGAAAATCCGCGTAGAACGTCACAGTCATGAGAACTATTATCGTTATGAGCAAATCGGTAATTCAATATTCAAAAATACGTTCACTTTTGATGAGATAGAACATCTTCATTCGGCTCTGATGTCTATCCTTTTTTGTGACCCTATACAAGGTACATTAGTTTACGAATCACTTTCTCGTAGGCTTTCTGACATGCTTGAAGTTGATGTCGAAAGTGAACCTATTGTGCTTTATAAGAAAACTCCTTCTAAATCTGCTTGTAAAATATTCAAGTCTATTTACCAGCATATCCGTTCAAAATCGCCAGCTCTCATTACTTGTAAATCAAACAAAAAAGCTGAAGAAGTTATTGTTGTACATCCGTACTATATCATGTTCGACTGCCCGAAATATTATCTCCTTTGTCACGACTCTACGAACAAGCGCGCAGCCAAGATTCCAATTGACAGAATAATACACATCACCACTTCATACGACATAGAATTCATTCCTAACAAAGACTTCCCCCTGCAGGATTTCTACACTAAACACTTACGCATTGGTTAAAAAAATCTAGTATCCTGTCCTGCTATCATTAACGTTTACACTTATTGATAGCAGGATTTATTTTCTTTATAGACATAGTGGTTTTTCATTTTATTTCCGGAAAAAACAAAATTCCTTTGGTGCTTTCAAATATTTGCTTTATTTTTGTTGCCGAAAACAAAGATCATAAACAGGTAGATATGGGAAATAGGTTTTACGGGAAAGATTTTCCTAATAGCTTTTTAAGCTTTTGGCTTAAGATTAACGCAACATGTGGTCGCCCATTGGTTGCATTAATCTTTGGAGCTTTACTGTTCAGTTTTGTTAGCTGCAACAAAGATGAACAGCTCAACCTCATGCCCCAGTACTTTCAGGAGAGCCAGGGCCTGATTACTACCAATGTTGATAGTATCCATCGTTTCCGTGAGAAATTCCAGGGCTATTTGAAGAAAAGCCCAGAATCCACATCGGATGAACTGTATAATCCCACAGTTACAAACATACGTAGTGCATACCGAGAATTCGGAGTGGATTTAATATCATTTAGTATCAACGTCTGTGTCACTATCGACTACCGCTGGGAAGGTGACACCATAATATATTTTTAGAAATAAGTATATGTACACAGCAAATATGACTCCTGAAGAAATCGACCACGAATCAAAGGCCGATCTAGAAAATATCCTTGCCAAAAGAGATTATAAAAAAATAGAGTTCCGTAGAAAAGTTCTTAAGGCAAAACAATTTCCTGTCACAATGAGATATGAACAGCGAACAGTTAGAAAGAATCGCTGGTTTATAACAATGTTGGCTCTGTCAAAGAAAAATATTAATCAACCGCTTACAAGTATATACTGCATTCACGAATCATCTAATGGAAAATTTGTCTATGAACTTAGTCAAGACGACCGGGACAATGTACAAACAATAGTCTACAAACCTCATTTTTTTAGTCGCTATAAAGAGCGTATGGGCATTGAAGAATGCAGTGAGGCAGTAATTCACAAATTGATGAATAGAGTCGGTCCAATGACAGTTAAGTTCCACTCTTTAGAGAATGGCAACGAAGGTATTGTGGTAGCATTGGAAGAAGGGCTAGGGTTTGGTGAATCATATAGATTCCGAACTGTTCATTTGATTCGCACTTATGTTAGTAAGGAAATGCTTTTTAATGACCAAATCGAACATTTCGACAATGGTGAATCTATTCGAAATTATGATATAAAGCAAATGAAGAAGGATTGGGGCATCAGGGAAAAGTTTGATTTGTCTGAGAAAAAAAATGAGGTTAAAGCTAAGTTTTATGATATGAAACTCAATTTTGCAAAACTTCGTACTTTAGCACCAGAGATCTATAATGAAGAATTAGAAAGATCCGTTTCTGAATTATATTCTGTATTCGACTTTATAATTGAAGAATTCCAGAAAGAAGGTTCGTCTAAAGAATAATCTTTACGACAATCATACTATTTCCCAGCTTTCACTACTGTCAGCTGGGAAATTTTGAATTTATCGAATCCATGCGCAAGAAGAGTGTCTAAGTTTTCATTAAGTTGGCTACATATTTCTTTTGCAGTATCTTTGTTCATCACAATGGAGTCTTCTTTTGAAAATCCAACTACTACACTTAGTACACTCGATGCATTTTCCGACTTATCCAGTCCTTTGTAATACAGTCGTACATTGGGATCATCAACGAGTCGAGTATATATACAATAACGTTCCTTATTACCTAATCCAATCATCATATTTCAACTTCATTGCTCTACAGATTGCTTCAATGTCATTTTGAGTGGCAGCTACCCGTCTTTCCTCTACTGCAATAAGATGCCTAAGCTCAATACCTGTTTTATAGGCAAAACCTTTCCTGGTATAAAGCCTACTTGTTCTGAGTTTGGTAATTGATAAAGCTATATCCATAATTATAATTATTAAATATACCTTTGGCAAGGCGGCGAGAGTGATCGTACAGGGGCACTCACTGAAGACCTCGCGGATTTACAACAGTCATTATTGCCAAGAATCGTGCAGCTCGCAGCACTTGCCAATTAAACAGACGGAGGAATTAGCTTTTCGTAAGGACAGCCAGTTCTGTGCGCACATTTGGCCGACGAAGTTCGTGCAGAATCCCTTGTTCCGAATGAGTCAGGTTTTCGGCTGCAAAGTTAAGTATAAAGTTTCATTCTCACAACCGTCTAAAGATAGCATTTTTGAATTTACACCTATATTCATTTAAAAAAAACTAAATGCTTGCATATTCCAAATAAAACCATTAATTTTGCAGAGATTAAACGTTATGGATGCAAGAACCAAGAGAAATGCAGCATTATATATGCTGATTAAGTTAGTCGATGAGAACAACGGATGTATCAACGTAAACACAGACAAAGTTAAGCGCGTGTTCAACGATACCGAAGACATTGTTCGAATTGAGTACAAAAATGGGGAGATAGCACTGCTTGCAGATGCTGACTTCCAAACAATGGACGATGCCATCCAAAAATGGCAGTCAAGTAATTAATATTAATAAAAGTGAAAAGTAAAATGAAATAGCAAAAGAGAAACTGAGTCAATAGAACATCCTTGAGAAGACTGAGATACCAGAATTAGGACCTCTGCAAACACATCAGTCAGACGAGGCAACGGATGTTCGCGCTCTCTATAAGGGCGTGGACTTAAATGGTTGTTGCCTGATGTAGGTCGTCCTAAACCTTGGTATCACTACACCATTCCACGCCCTTCTTTAAAGATGAACGAAAATTTTTCTTTTTCAAAACAAATTGAGTTTATAATATAATGAAAAGAAGTGATACTGGTAAAACCTTTTTAGATTTTGATGATATAAACAAAATCTTGCCTAATGATTTTAAGTTGGATGCCGAAAGGCATTCAAGAGGTGTATATCGTGCTGCAAACGGAAATTTAATTAGCATTTCTAATTCAAGATTATATGATAAAGGTGCTTTGTCATGGTATTATGTATATGCAGATAGATATTTTGATTTAGGAGTAAAATATATGATTTTTACAATAGGTCTTTGTGGTATAGTAGTCGTACCTATGGATCAAATACAAAATTATAAAAAAGGTTGCTATTGGAAACAGGGACTAAGGATAGGAGAAAAACGATATAGATTTGATATTTATAAAAAAGAGAATGGTTATAGATTTGTAAATTGTTCACAAGTACACCAAAAATATTTAGATATAACACCATATTTTATACCATTTAATTAGTGTCATTTTATGAGCAATTACAATATTATTACTGCAATTATTAATATAATTAAAGATAATAGAAGAGTTATTGGAAATTCCCCTAATTCTAATAATCGTTTACATTCGTTAGGAGAGCCTTTAGAGGAGTATATTAAAGATGCTTTTTCCAATTCTCTTGGTTTAAGTGGTGTTGACAAAACAAGGAAGCGTGCAGAGGCTTTGTCATATGGCGGTGGAAAGAATAATCCCCCAGATGCAGTTCTTAAAAGAGGAGCTGCAATTGAAGTGAAAAAAGTTGAGTCAATCGGAAACATTAATTTAAATAGTAGCTATCCCAAATCTCATTTGTTTAAAAATGATAGTAAAATATCAAAGGCTTGTCGTGAAATAGAAAATGGAGATTGGGATGTAAAAGATATAATATATGCCATTGGCTGTGTTGAAAAAAAGAAAAATAATTTAAAGTCATTAGCCCTGGTATATGGTTCAGTATATTGTGCAAGTAAAGAATGTTATGAAAATGTTTTTAATAGTGTGAAACAAAGCATTGAAGAATCATCTGAATTAGATTTAGAAGAAACCAAAGAACTTGCGCATATAAATGCTGTTGACCCGTTGAGAATAACTTTTTTTAGAGCTAGGGGAATGTGGGGTATATCTCATCCATTTAAAGTAGGTAGTTTTGCCGATATATACAGATATGATGAAAGTAATTTTGAGTTAATGGCTATTATACCAAGTGATAAGTATAATTCTTTTGAGAACATAGATGAATTGTCAGAGCTTTCTCAAAGGATTGATAATCTTACAATAGAAGATACTTTTGTTCAAAACCCCAATAATACAGCTGATTTAATAGAAGTAAAACTAGTAAAATATAAAATATAAAATTTAAAAATGAAAGTAATAAGTTTATTTAGCGGTTGTGGAGGTCTAGATCTTGGCTTTGAAAGAGCTGGATTTGAAGTACCTGTTGCAAACGAGTTTGATCCCTCTATTTGGGAAACTTTTGAAGCAAATCACCCCAAAACAAAGCTAATCAGGGGTGATATTAGAAATATCAAGGAAAGTGACTTCCCTAAAGATGTTGATGGTATAATAGGTGGACCTCCATGTCAATCTTGGAGTGAAGCTGGTTCTTTACGTGGTATTGAAGATGCTAGAGGTCAGCTTTTCTTTGACTATATAAGAATATTACAGGAAGTAAAACCTAAATTCTTTTTAGCAGAAAACGTAAGCGGTATGCTTGCGGATAGACATTCTGGTGCCGTTCAGAATATATTAAATATGTTCAAGGAAAGTGGCTACAATGTTTCTCTTACTTTAGTTAATGCAAAAGATTATGGAGTAGCTCAAGAAAGAAAAAGAGTATTTTATATTGGTTTTAGAAATGATTTAAATATAGATTTTAAATTTCCAGAAGGTAGTACACGTGATGATAAGAAAAAAATTACACTACGTGATATTATTTGGGATTTAAAAGATAGTGCAGTACCTGCACTTGAAAAGAACCATCATAATCCAGAGGCTATTAATAACAATGAGTATTTTATTGGCGCTTATTCTACAATTTATATGAGTAGAAATAGAGTTAAGGCTTGGGATGAACAAGGTTTTACTGTTCAGGCATCTGGAAGACAATGCCAATTACATCCACAAGCTCCAAAGATGATTAAATTTGACACAAATGATTGTAGATTTGTTGAAGGGAAAGAGCATTTGTATAGAAGAATGACTGTTCGAGAGGTTGCACGAGTACAAGGTTTCCCCGACTCTTTTAAATTTATTTATGACAAGGTAGACAATGCATACAAGATGATTGGAAATGCTGTTCCAGTTAATCTTGCATATGAAATTGCCCTAGCGATTAAAGATGCTATAGAATTCTAGCTTATGCCAAAAAGTGACGAACTCGGAAGAGCATTTGAATACATATGTGTTAAATGTCTCGAAGAAGAAATATCTAAAATAAGGTCTGTTGTTGTAGCAAACAACAACAACCTTATACAGGATATGAATAATTGGAATTGTCTTGACGAGAATACTAAGACGATTATGAAAAAGGAAGCATTGGCTGCTATTCCAACTTTACGTGAGCTTGAACCTATGATAGAAGATAATTCTGGGGATATACTCACAATAAGATTACAATCTGACAAAGAAGGAATTATTGGTGATGTTAGAGATATTCTAATTATTCGAGATAGTGTAAAATGGGTAATAGGTATAAGTGTAAAGCATAACCATCTGGCTGTTAAACATAGTAGATTGTCTAATGTGTTGGACTTTGGCAATAGTTGGTTAGGTATGCCATGCTCAAAAACATATTGGGATGAAATTGCCCCAATTTTTGCCCCTCTGATAAAAAACAGGGGTAAAATTGCTTGGAGTGCTCTCCCTAATAAAGAATCAACCGTATATGTTCCTTTGTTAAAGGCTTTTATTAAAGAAATTAACAAGGATTATGAAAAAGATAAAACGGTTCCTTCTCGTATGGTTGAATACTTACTAGGTAAATATGATTTTTATAAACTTATTGGTATAGATTCATCAAAAATGACTCAACTTATGGCATTTAATCTTCGAGGTACATTAAATCATGCTTCTAAGACAAAGGTGCCAAGTAGAAAAATACCAATATCGTTACTGCCAACAAGAATTATTTCTTTTGGATTAAAGCCTAAAAGTAATAATACTGCAGAATTATACATGGATAATGGCTGGCAATTTAGTTTTAGAATACATAATGCTTCGACATTAATAGAACCTAGTTTGAAGTTTGATATTCAAATAATAGGAATGCCAACATCCATAATAACAATTAATTGTATGTGGGCATAAAAGATAGAGAGACGAGCATGTCACTGCTGGTCTCTCTTTTCTTCTAGTTTATAAACTAGTTTAACAAACATATCCATAAATACAATACTTATACGGTTATGTTTTTGATTTATCCGGTGCAAAGATACAATTGTATATCTAATCACGCAAATTTTTATAGTTAATCTATTTTTAATATATATCTATCATTTTATTATTATTTTGAATCAGAAAAAAATAAAATAGTTGTTTTAAATGTTGGTTTATAAAAAATAAATGATTATTTTTGCGCACGAATTAGAATAATATAAAGAACTAAAGTATATTTATTATGTATTGGACACTTGAATTAGCTTCAAAACTTGAAGATGCGCCTTGGCCTGCAACCAAGGATGAACTTATAGATTATGCCATCCGCTCTGGAGCGCCACTAGAAGTATTAGAAAACCTTCAGGAAATAGAAGATGAAGGTGAAATATACGATAGTATAGAAGATATTTGGCCAGATTATCCAACAAAAGAAGATTTTTTATTTAATGAGGATGAATATTGAATGAAAAGAGCACGGAATATATATGTTGCTAGTAGCTGGCGTAACAAATATTACTCAGAGGTTGTAGAGCGGTTAAGGAAAGCAGGGCATGAAGTTTATGATTTTCGAAATCCTCCGTCGGGTGATCCTGGGTTTAAGTGGAGTTGCGTTAGCGAGGATTATATGAATTGGAGTCCTCAAGAGTATCGCGAGAATCTAAATCATCCTAAAGCAGAACGGCAATTTGCAAATGACCTTGAGGCTATGGGAAAATGTGATGCCTGTGTAATAGTGTTGCCTTGTGGACGTAGTGCACATACTGAAGCTGGTTGGTTAGCAGGAACGGGATGCCAGACTCTTGTGTATATTCCTGAACGCCAGGAGCCAGAACTGATGTATAAACTCTTTGATAACATTTGTTGTTCAATAGAGGAGGTTTTGGTTGCTTTGGAGAAATAAGATACTGGAGCGAATCACTCATGCCGATGTTGTGAAACAAGCTAAGCGTGCAGGAGTAAGTACTGAAGGAAGCACATCTGACATTCTTGAAAGAATTACAAAGAAAGAAATGGAAAAATACGGATATTAAGATAGAAGCGACCACCATAAAGTAGCCGCTTCTTCTTCATTAGTTTTCTTTGAAGAAATCACCTTTATTCATTGGTGCCCCTTCAGCCACGCAGCAGTTGTAGCGTTCGCGGCTACGGCGCTCACGGGCGAACATCTCCTTGGTACCTTTCTCATCCTGAGTAAACTCCATGTGTTCTTCGATGGCAAACGACTGGGCCATCTCCTCCACATCAAGATTGTCGGTACCAATCAGCGTGAAGGTCCAGTTCTGTTTCTTCAGCTTCTCGATAAGGGTACGTACCATCTTCAGCGTCCATTCCTCTGAACAGTTCTCGTAACCGTCTGTTATGATGGTCACAAGGACATGATCGCCATCTTCCACTTGGGCATTAACCTTTGAGATTCCCTTTCCGATAGCATCATAAAGAGGTGTGGCAGCACAAGGATGGTAAGCTTTCCACTTCAGATCCGTTGTTTTGTCAGCAAGCGTATTGTCAAAGTGCAGTTTAGTGTGGTCGCTGTCAAAGGTAATCAGCGTTACGTACTGAATCTGGTTGGGGTACTTCTTCTGCATCATGCGAACAGTCTGCAGGGTTTCATTCATACCTGTGAAGGCCTGTTTGCGGATACACTCCATTGAACCGCTTTCGTCTACAATAATCAAGTTGTGAACTCTTGTTGGAATTAAATCTGTCATAGTTGTAAATTTTAAAGGGTGAATACTATTTTCGACATGTCTTTATCACTTTAAAGAAGATTTTAGAAAAAAAATTAAGTAGTATCACGATTTTTTTTCGTATATTCGCCCCATAAAACAATAATATGACATATAGGCGACTATCAGACAAGGAGATTCTAAGGGGCTTCCGCCAGGGCGACGCCGACATTATCCGTACCTATTTTTACGGATATTGTGAGGTCGGCTATTACATTTTCGACCAGCGTTATCAGCTTCATGAGAAAGAGAATCTGGACTTCCTCTCACTTGCCCATCAGTATGCTATATTCCTGATGGAACATGATTGGAAGCCACTGGAGGACCATTCCCCAAACGTTTCCCTAAAGACCTGGCTTATCAACGGCTTTCGTTTCATAGTCCTCGATGCTCTGAAATGGTACCGCAAGGAATACGGCAGCATCACCTTTGAGGACTATCTCCAGTCATTCGATGTCTCGAGTAATCTCCGTCTGCAGTTTAATCATATGGTTGAAGATGTCTGCGACCATGTTCCTATGAGCCGTCAGGAGCGACTTATCATAGATATGATTCTCCTGCAGGGCTTCAAATCTAAGGATGTTGCCGCCCAGATGGGAATGACTCCTGCAGCCATATCACAGAAATACAAGAAAATCAAGGAAGACATCATCGTACCGTATTTCCGTCAATACTTTGATATGGACTTTGACATGCCTGAAATTATGCCGGAGTTCGGCATAGTTGGCGAACCTATACTGGAAGAGGCAGCACCTTGTGCCGCACCTATGGATTTCATGAAAAGAAGAACTATGGAAGAAAAGCGTACTACTCCGGAGCATATTACTTCGCTCCAGCCAAACGAGATTTTCGTCTTCGGCTCAAACCTTCGCGGTATGCATGGCGGAGGTGCAGCATATGTTGCATATCGCCACTTCGGTGCCATCATGGGTCAAGGTGTCGGTCTGCAGGGTCAGAGCTATGCCATCCCCACTATGCAAGGTGGGGTAGATAGCATCCGTCCTTACGTCGACGATTTCATCGAGTTCGCCAAGCAGCACCAGAACTTGACGTTCCTCGTCACCCGCATCGGTTGCGGCATCGCCGGCTTCACCGATGAAGAAATCTCACCTCTCTTCAAAAAAGCTCACGATGTCAAGAATATCATATTGCCTCCCAGTTGGTAGCTTGAACAGTATTTGTTATAGTCAAAGATACTTTAATGATACTTCATTTTATATTGTATAATTGATAAATTTTTCCTAAAGAATGTGTAGATCAAATTATCTAATTTTTATTTGCAAAGTGAACTTTTTCAAATCTGTTCATTTTGACTGAACAAATAATCTTTAACTTTGCCGAAAAAATTAAAATATATAGTTATGGAAAAGAATGGTATAATCGATTTTGAAAAGGTCTTTAGTCTTGAAATCACAACCTCTAAAGGCCAGGTTTTCTCTCGTAAGCGCATTGAGAACGAGAATGGTGAAGTAGCATTTGAGTTCTCATGCTATCAGGGAATTTTCCATCCAGTTTATGATCCTAGTGGGTTGTATTTTATGGTAGGTTATAAAGGTAACATTATTAAGTATGTTCCAGAAGATGACATTTTTGGCGACCTAATGAGCAATGATGCAGATGTGTTGAAGAAGGCAATAAACTATGTCTATCAGCATGCAAAGCATGACTTTAATAAAGAAAAGTACGGAGATAAATAACAACAAAATACTTTAGAATTATGAAAACCTTGTCAATTCAGCAGCCTTGGGCATCATTGGTATGCGCAGGTATTAAAGATGTAGAGAACAGAACTTGGAAAGCAGCTCAGGTTCCTAGAAGGATTCTGATTCACGCAAGTTCTAAAAAAATTACTAAGAACTTCTATGCAGGAATTCCAGAAACTCTGGAGTCATGTATTGAGAATCAAATAAGCTTTGGAAATATTCCGGAACTAGAAACATTGCCAACAAGCGCCATTATTGGATATGTTACAGTGACTGGTTTTGAAGAAGGTGATGTAGATTCTGTTTGGGCTGACGCTGGTGCAATAAAATGGAAACTAGAAGATGCATGGTTGTTTGATGAGCCAATACTCGACGTGAAAGGCAAGTTAAACCTCTTCGACTATGATTTGGATGAGAACAATCTGCCTCCTGCTCATCAAGTACAGTTGGAGAATGTTGATGTTACTGAAGACGAAACTGAGGTGCAAATACCTTGTACAAAGGAAACATTCGAAAAGATTAAGGCTGGCGATTTTGGGGGGATAGAATTGTATTTGACTCCTTATTTGACTGATCTACTATGTGTAGATGACGCATTCAAAATGAAGTCATTTAAAACTGTGACAGTTTTCTGTGGCAATAGTTATGTGGCTTTTGAGTTAGCTGAAGAATCTGGCATATACAATCTCCCAGATCCACAAGATGAAACAAAGCCTTATTTCATTATGGATTTTACTGGCAACGAAATTGCATGGATGGTTGCACAGTTCATGTTTGGTAAGAAAATTGAAGAAGGTGAATTTGAAAGTTTCTGTGGAGGAAAAACAATCGATGTGTTGGAAATTCCTAAAATGGCTGATAGCAATGACAATATTCTAAAACTCAAAGTTAACAAAGATGTTTTTAAGGATATTGCAACAGGCAAAATGGCATCATTCACAAAAGAGATTACCCCAAAGAATTTGAGTATGTTTTTCATCTTAAACGCAGATGGGACAGTAAAGGAAATTAATGGAATTCCGCAGTTGAGAAGATACGACGCTATTCAGTTCACTAACAAAGAAGATTCGTACACGTGTCAGATTAATAATACAGATGTGATGTATATGGATTCTGAATATGGTGATTATAAGCTCTATTCTGAACAGGAAGAGGATGAAAAGCTCGATTATACGGACTGTATTATGAACTATGTTTTAGGTGATAAAATATAAATTCGTATGGCAAGGTGTCCTAAAACAACAGCGGAGGCTTGGAAATGTCTGGATAAGAGGCTAACACTGGAAGAGAAAAAGCAAATAGTGGAAGCAGAAGATATGGTTTTCTTTCACTTTGGCCTAGGATTGTGGATTCGAAATAATTGGCTCTATACTGGTGAGCGCGAGAATGTAGAATCTCTTTTGAAAGATTTAGGTGAACCAGAGTTCCTTATTGGTGACATGGCTTCGTCGGCCATTTTGGATGCATATCAGAACCATTTAAAAGAAAAAATGTAATCTATTCGCTTTGCCTGAACACATATATGGTACCTTTGCAGAAAAATAGGGTTAGACAGGCAGGGCATCGCAATGCCCGTATTGAGGGCGCGAGCTCTGCCTTTTGAAAAAAAGGATTGATGGTCGCATCGGTAGCGAGGTCTTCTATGGCATATTGCAAGGTTCAACTCCTTCGCCAATCCTTTCTCTCCACAATGGCAATGACAGAGGTCGTGGAGTTAGGGCAGGGCTCGCAATGCCCAATGTGAGGGCGCGAGTCCTGCCTCTTTTTGAAAAATTATTTATCTGTTCACTTTGGCTGAACAAATATAGCTTACCTTTGTTCCGAAATTTTAAATATCAGAATCATGAAAGTTATACAGCTAGATACAAATCAACATAGGTTGAATGAAATCATAAGTGGAAAAACTAATATTTTCACTCGTGAGATTCGCCCAGAAACAAATTCTTTGTTTTGTGATTTGGACGAAGACGGATACGTTATTGATGTCGATGGTATCTTACAGCCTCGTCACTATGATGCTTTGAAGCTCAATGCTGGGCAGAGTTCTCATTGGTTCGCTATCGAAAAAGCAGAGATAGAACTGTTTTCAAATAGATCTGGTAAGTTGATTACCTACGAGGAAAACAGTAAAGAGTATATTAAAGCTCAAATCGTTTACTATTTACTTGGAGAAATGCAATCTTAAAAGAATCGGACTATGTTTGAAGAAGTATATTATAAAGAGTTAAATGAAGACTACATGGGAAAAGGGCGTTGTATTCTTCCTTATGCAGTTAGATGTAAAGACGAAAAAGAACTGGAAGAGTTTATCAAGTATTTGACGGATAAGTGTTTTCTCTGTGTTGAACAGATAGAAGGACAGAAATCTTTACTTGTTAATCTTGAACTGAAACGCTGGTGCACATTTCCTAAAGCCTGTGCCATGTCGTGCATAGATGGTAAGATATATACCGTTGAGGAATTCAAGAAGTTATACTATAGCGTCAGAAGTCTTCCTTATACTACAGAGATTTTCGAACACTATCGCCAGGATTTCTTAAAAGCTCTGTTGAATATCAAAGATAAAGGAAAACCATTTCTTACTGAAGAACAGGCTAAGGATATAGTGAATGGCTATTCTGACGATTCTCTTGTCTATGACATGCAGCATCATACACCTGAAGAATTGGCGGAAATAAATACTATGTAAATAAAAAATTTCAGTCTGTTCGCTATGGCTGAACATATAAACATTACCTTTGCAACATCATCGTAAAAAAGGCGGATTGATGGTCGCAGCGGTAGCGGGGCTTCCTGTAATGGCAGTATATTGCAAGGTTCAACTCCTTCGCCAATCCGCCTTTCTTATAGTCTTAGACAAACAAGATATCGCAATGCCCAATGTAAGGGCGCGAGTCCTGTCGGAGATGGAAGATCAAGTAGAACCACGATGTATGGTAAAGGTGGGCAAGCCGCAAGGCTTTCAGTAACAGTTCGATTCTGTCGCTTACTTCCATCTACATCTGTGGCTGCCGCAATTGGTGCGGCTAAGTGCAGATTGGGGCTGGCTCCCACTTGGCATTATCGAGTATGGCGGCCAGCCTTTTAATAAGGAAAAGATTTCTTTGAAATGGTTAGACAAACAGAATATCGCATGCCCGTTATTGAGGGAACGAGTTCTGTTGGAGCTGGCACCCACTTGACGTTTTTGAGTATGGCGGCCAGCTCTATTTTAAAAAAAATATTATCTGTTCGCTTTAGGTGAACAGATTTTTTGTATCTTTGCACTATAAACTATAAAATACTACGCGATATGGCAAATACGAAGGACTATGCAATGCGAGAAATGATTTACGATCAGTGCTTTGGTACTGGACGTGAATATACACGCGAACAGTTGATGGCTATCGTAAACAGGAAGCTGGAGGATAGAGGAATGCTGCCTATCCAGTCGAGAACTACCTTTAGTCAGGATATTACCGAGATGAATGCCAAGTTCTTTAAGGTGTTTGGACAGGAGGGAATCGTATGGGAAGACAGACACAAGAAACGCTATTACCGCTATCGCGACGGATTCGACTCGATATATAACCGTGAGTTGACGGAGAATGAGATTGAGAAGCTGCAAGAGGTACGTAGTCTGTTGCAGGGATTCAAGGGTATGTCGGAGTTTGGCTGGATCGACCAGATGCTTACTCGTCTTGACCAGAACATCATGAGTAAGCAGAAAGAGATAGCACGCTTTGAAGGTGGAACGCCATGGGATGCAGAATTCCTTATGCCACTATTCAAAGCTATACGCAATCGACAGGTGGTAGATGTGGAATATAGAAAGGATTTTCGCGATGCAGAAACGATTACTTTACATCCATATTATCTGAAACAGTACTGGCGTCGCTGGTATCTGATGGCACAGCAGGAAGGCTGCGATAAGATTGAGGCTTATCCGCTGATTTGCATGAGTGCTGTAAAGGAGAACAATGAGGTAAAATACCGAGCCACCAAAACATCGTTTAAGCAATATTTCAAACATCTGGTAGGTGTTACGGTGCCACCTGAAAAAACGGTGGAGCACATCGAGCTATGGGCAGATATCTCATTGTATCCTTATCTATATTCGTATCCCATCAGCGAAACACAAAAGCTTGAGATAGAGGGCGAAAGAAACATCAAGGTATCGCTAGATGTGATGTTAAACTACGAAATAATACAGGAACTGATGTTCTATGGCGACCGTCTCGTGGTTAAATCACCTGAATGGTTTCGCGACGAGATGCTGGAGCGTCTTGAGTGGTGTAAACAATCATATAAAAATGTAGAAGGTGATAGCCTGAATATAGAAGACTTAGAGCCGCAGTTATTCGCATTCAACTATCTGCATAATGATAGCAATGATTGGAAATGCATCGTCTATCGCATAAGCTTGGGAACGATGATTATGACAGATTCTATCGAAAACCTGGGCATAGAGTGGAGTTACATTAGTACTTGCCTGGAGAGAATAGTAAATCATCCCAGGACTGTAATCGAACTGGGCGAAGAAGAGGAGCCTACTAAGATAGAGCTGAAGAAGGTTGGCGATATGATGGATATCACAGTTACTCTTAATAGCCGAGTAAGTAAGGAAAGCCTGCCTTTCAAAGGATTTGCACGATGCAAGGATGTGGTGCGTGAACTATACAATGGACTACTGGAAATGGCTAACGCATACCCAAAAGAATATGTAGATGGTTGCCCATTTACCCGAGACGTAGTGCGCAGAGCGCTTAAATCAGAAATAATCGAAAACTATTTAAACGAGAAATAACGATGAAACAGCTATCAAAGTCGAAGTACGCTAAGTATTGTCAGTGCCCCAAGTGCTTATGGATGAGCGTGTATAAGCCAGAGGAAGAAGTGATCGACCCATCTGCTGAAGGGCGCTTTGAAAAAGGTACGGAAGTCGGAAATCTTGCCAAAGGTGTCCTTGGTCCCTATGTGGATGTTACAGTAAAGCGAGCTGATGGAAGTCTTGATTTGTCTGCTATGATTCAAAACACCAAGAATTTGATAGCTGAAGGCCAAGACAATATATGTGAAGCTGCATTCTCTTTCGAAGGCAACTACTGTGCTGTGGATATACTTCACCGCACAGAGCATGGATATGCCATCTATGAAGTAAAGAGTGTTAGCTATCCTGAATTTGATGGTAAACCAGCTAAACTGGGCAAATTCCTGCCAGATATCGCCTATCAGAAATGGGTACTCGAAAAATGCGGAATCAACGTTACTGGCACATATCTGGTTTGCCTTAATTCAGACTATGTAAGAGAGGGCGAACTTGATTTGAAGCGTCTGTTCGTTATCAACGATGTTTCTGAAATGATAGCCGACGAATATGCTCAGGTGGAAGCAAGACAAACTGCTGCTTTAAAACTCCTGCAAAGCTGCGAAGAGCCCGAGCAGGATATCTGGGAAGGATGTAAGGCTCCATACGACTGCGGTTTCTTCAAATACTGCTCTCGACACATTCCATCCCCATCAGTATTCGACCTTTATCGTATGCGCTTCTCAGACAAGCTGAAGTATTATCGTCAGGGTATAATATCATACAATGATGTTAAGAATGAGAAGCTGACTCCTGTGAGGCGAATACAGATAGAAAGCGCATTAGCCAATAAACCACACATTGAGCCAGACAAAATTAAAGAGTTCTTGAACACTTTGACCTATCCATTGTATTTTCTGGACTTTGAAACTATACAACAGGTTGTTCCAGAGTTTGAAGGAACAAAGGTTTACCAGCAGATTACGTTCCAGTATTCACTGCATATCATTGAAAATGAAGGTGGTGAACTAATACACAAAGAACATCTGGGAATTTCTGGCTCCGACCCAAGAAGAGCTTTGGCAGAGCAGCTATGCAAGGATATTCCTATGAATGTATGTACCCTTGCCTTTAATAAATCCTTTGAGTGCACGCGCATCAAAGAACTGGCAGGGTGGTATCCTGACCTGGCTGAGCATCTGCTGAACATCAAAGACAACATCAAGGATTTACTTGACCCGTTTGCTGCTGGTCAGTATTACCTGCCAGCGATGGGAGGCTCGTTCTCCATTAAGGTAGTACTGCCTACCTTATTCCCTAACGATCCATCATTGGATTACCATAATCTAGAAGGTTGTGTTCATAATGGTAGCGAGGCAATGACCATATTCCCAAAGATTCAGTTTATGGATCCTGAGGAACAGGCAAAAACAAGGAAAGCATTACTAGCATATTGCGGCCTAGATACATTTGCAATGGTCAAAATTTGGGAGAAACTCTTATCTGCAGTACAATAAGACATTCTCATATGAGTCGTGAGACTCTACTTTTTGCAAATGCGTAGGCATCGCTGACATATTCATTGGACTCTGTCTTGAATTTCCTGCGAGGCTTCTTGGACGCAGAATAATAGCAAACGCTTTATTATTACCCAAAAATCTGAGACAGTGAGCCGTGAGGCCCGCTGTCTCTTTATATCCCTTCTGCGTCAGATTCAAAAAAGTATGCATGGCTGCAAATGGGGCATAGCCTAGCAAGTCCTGTTCTTCTACACACCTGTAATCGCTACCATCCATCGTTCATAACCCTCTCACTTACCTTCATATCTACTAAAGATATCACTTGCTTTCCACTTCAACATTTTTGTTTTCCTTACTTTGATACTTTATCGTCAGATCTCTAAAACTTATCTGTACTTCGATGTAATCTGCCAGTAAAGTAGGGTAGTGGCCACTCTCAGCTATCCCCTGTACCACAAGGTAAATAGGAAAATCAGCACACATACCTCGTACAACACTCACCACACCTTATACACAAAGGATAGACAATGCAGATATAGCCCAAAATAGGATGGGGTAGCAATAGCACTTGTTAGTACCTGCCGTGGGTTGGATGTTTGCTGAATCTGTGTCATTGACATACTCTATACATGTTGGACTTCTCATGATAGCTACCTATGAGGCCCTTTACTTATTTTTCCTTTGCAAATTTAGCGCAATCCCGTGCTCTGCAAGTACTGGTCACAGGCTCCCGATTCCTGCTCAAAAATCACAGCAGCCTTCCGCATTTTCTTCTTCACGTCAGGACCTAAAGAAAATGGGGTATTCCGTTATTTTTGCTAGTAATTCCTTGCATTAAAGCACTTGCCGCTTGCTGCTCTTATATGCACGTAAAAATTACAAAAGCTCCTCGGAGCTTATCATTAACAAGAAGTCAAACATTTAAAAAATAAGAATTATGACACAGAATGTACAAACATCAGTTTTCACCCACAGCAGATTGTATAACAAGCGTTATTATCTGGGCAATATCTACAATGTAGTTGTTAATTGCGAAGGTGGTGAGTATTACGAGTACGAGGTTGAAGCCGATACATTTGCTAAGGCTACAGAGATAGCTGAGAGCATGGCCAATGATCTGATGGCAGATATCACATATGTCGAAGTATATAAAGTTTAAGAATAAAGTATTTCAAAGATAAGTCTAACAATTTAAAAATATTAAAGTTATGGAAGCAAAAGTTATTATCATTTCAGTAGTGAAGTCTAACAAGAGTGAGAACAATGTTTGGATGGTGGCCATCACAGGTGAAGAACAAGGTAAGGCATACTGCAAGAGCCCCTACAAAGCCATGCGTTTCGCTTTTCTCCTGAAGAAGCAGACAGGATATAGCATCGAGGATGCATCCCTCAAGGCCCTCTCAGAGGAAATTGCAAAGCAGAAAGCTGAAGCAGCTGCTGCCGAGCCAGAGAAGCCTGCAGAGCAGGAAGCTCAGCAGCCAGAGGCTGAAGAGAAGCCTAAGAAGCAGCGCAAGCCCCGCGCAAAGAAGGAGCCCAAAGTGGTTCAGATGGCTCCAGAGCCACAGCAAGAATTGATAGCATTCCTTTAAGGAGTGCTATCTTTTTCTGTACTAGAAAAAGTTGCTATATATTATCAAAAAAGGCTCGCTTCCCAGCGAACCTTTCCTGAAAAAATTTACTTAAAAAACTAAATTAATCAACCATAAACCTTAACCACTGCAAAGATATACATTTCTTTCGGAATTGATGTTTATTTTTCGTCATTTTTTGTTCATTCTACATTATTTAGCGCAGATTAAACAATGTTACGCCGAATTTAAACATCTTTTCGTGTCTTTTCCCCGCCCACCGCCCAATTGTATCTTTGCAGAAAAAAGATATGGCCACCGTTATCAATACAAAGTTTTCCTCCATATGCCTCACAGCTGACTTGCCTGAAGAGGTGGAGATAGAATCGCTCACACCGCTAGTCACTGTCACTATAAGCATCGACGAGGTGGAAGTCTTTTCCTCAGCGTACTATATCTACGGCTTGAAGGCATATGTACGTGACATCCAGTCTATCGTCGAGTCAGCTATGTTGCAAAAGAAGCTGGCCATCGCCTCGTTCGTCCTTAATGTCAAGGACTACGAGAACTTTACCTACACATCGGGTGTCATCAAGGTAGTATACAGTCATTTGAAATCACTTAAAGGCGCAGAACAAGCACTTTTGGGCGCTTTCCTCACTACACGCAAAAGTGCATTGCTATCACAAACATGCCCCTTTACGCTATACAACTATGCCCAGCCATATCAGCAGAGTTCAAACTATTGCGATATCTATTACAACATGCCATCAGTACAGTCGATGCTCAAATCAACAGTCACGTTCGGCAATAAACAGTCCGACACACCCAAAATCATCGCATCTGAGGCCAGTTATGCGCGGTTCCAGAATCTGTTGGCGCTTAGTGGCATTTACAACGCCACCATACATCGGGTCTTTTATAGAATAGGGGAGCGCGAGTTCAATATATATTTCTCACCCACCGCTCCATCTGATACATTCCAGTTCAAAGGTAATTTTAATCTTTGGGAAACGGTTTGCCTTTTCGGCGCTACTACTTCAAAAACGGAGATCGACCGTTCTGAAGCGATATGCGGTAATAAGGTTGCTTATTACGACACTTCCGTCAAAGTCAAACACGAAGTGGAAACAGCACCACTTACACTATCCGAAGCACAGTTCCTTACTCAGCTTCTCTCTTCCCAGGAAATCACTCGAGAAGTTGCTGACGGAGTCTTCGCTCCAGTCATAATTTCAGATACCTCATCAGAAGTATCAGATAATAATTCTAACCCCATCCGCTTGAAGTTCACCTGGACTTATGCGGAACAAAACGAGTTTCTCCCATGAATAGTATCCACATTACCACAGCCCGGCTGATTCTCAACCGTCCTGAGCCTGTCGATATCCGTCTATGGACATCTAAAGGCGAGATCCAGGAGTGGCACCGCTGTATCTGTATCAAGTACGACCACTACAAAGGCACACGCAAGTTCAAACTCCTCGATTCTAATCAGATCCGTCAGACTCGCGAGTGCTGTATCTTCATGCTCAACGGCATGGAAGTCTACCTGTAGCATGCCTTTATGCCGAACTTTTTCCGAAGAATTATCGCTTATTCGGAAATATTTCGTATCTTTGCACCCAGAACAAGCGGGCTAAAAAGGTCGTCGCTGTTCCTGCTGCTCATGCATCTGTGCTTCTGCAGCATCTTATTGGTAAACGAAGCTGACGCGCTTCTGTCTTGCACACTCGAATCTGGAAAATTCAAACAAAGAACAAGACGGGGTACGACGGTTCACGTATATATTCGTGGGCTTGTCGTCTCATGTTCTTTTCTTTACGGCAATCCAGAGCCTGAGTGTGAAGACGTGGGATACGCAAGCCCACGTTCTTTTTGTACAAATCAAACTAGCCAGAAGCATCAGCAAAAAGATATTTTGTATTTGGGACCATACCACCTGTGAAGGCATGTATGATCCACAGTCTTTTTCTTTTAGAAATTGACTAAGCTATAAGTAAATTTTAATGAGTAAAGTGGCCAGCTTGTGAAAGCCAGCCACTTTTTTATTCTGCTTCAGGAATGTCGCTCCACTTTGTAGTGTAGCTTGGACTACGGAAGTCGTGCTTGATGCTGTCTCGGAAAACACTCGCTTTGCCAATGCCGTCTTTAGCCGTGTATTGTTGCGAGCCAAGCACGACAGTCTCACTACCATTTATGCGATTGATACGGTCGATGGCTTCATCCAGTTTTCGCTTTTTCTCATATTTCTCCGAATCATAGTCGATGAAATTGGTCTGTACAGCCGAAGTAGGGCAGATGCCCATCACGATTACACCAGCACGCTTGTACTGATACCCTTGTCGGTATATCCTCTGGGTGCAGCGCAGAGCACATTGCACGATATCCTGGGTGCTACTGCTGGGTGTCAACAGTCGTTCCTCGGCATAGTTCCAGTACTGTGGCAAGTCCTCTCGGAAATGGTTTGTATCGATGAACACACTCACAATCGCTGCTGCTGACTGTTGCTTGCGAAGCTTTTCTGCACAATGGGCAGCAAAGTTGCTGATGCTGGTACGCAGCGTCTCAAAGTCAGGCACCATTCCGGGGAAGCTTCTGCTGGTACAGATGCTTTTCTTCTTAGTCATGTCTTCCAGAAGAATGCAATCCTCACCGTTGAGTTCACGCCAGGTGCGCTCTACCACAACGTTAAAGGTCGACCGAACCCAGCTTCTGCTGAGCGTTGCAAAATCATAGGCTGTCTTGATGCCTATAGCTTCAAGGCGCTTAGCATACTGTCGGCCAATGCCCCACACTTCGCTAATGGGATACAGTTCTAAGGCCTTATCGCGTCTTGTCACATTGTCAATATAGCAACAATGATGAAATCCGGGATATTTCTTGGCATAATGACTGGCCATCTTTGCCAAGGTCTTAGTAGAGGCGATGCCGATGCTTACCGGCATACCCGTGCATTGTTTGATGCGCTGATGCATCTCCTCGCCCCATGCTTTCAGGTCGAGATGCTCCATACCTTTCAGCATACAGAAGCCTTCATCTATACTGTAACGATAGAATTCAGGCACCTCCTTTCGGATGAGCGACATCACTCTGTCGGTCATATCGATATACAGTTCGTAGTTCGACGAGAATACCGCTATTTCCTGTCCAGGAAAGAGGTCTTTTAGTTGGAAGTAGGGAGTTCCAGCTTTGATGCCCATTGCTTTTGCTTCGTTTGAGCGCGCAACAACACAGCCATCGTTGTTCGACAATACAACGACGGGCTTTCCGTTGAGATCGGGCCTGAATACACGCTCGCAGCTCACGAAGCAATTATCACAATCTATAATGGCAAACAATAGCTATTCCTCCAGTCTCTAATGGTAAAAATTACTTTTCCCCAGACAGTAAACTCGTCTGATGAATCGATGATAAACGGTTTGAAATCCTTATTGGCTGGCACCAATCGGATAAAGCCCTGATCCTTAGTCGACGTATCCAGGTACTTCACCGTAAACCCACCGTTAACATACGCAGCCACGATATTGCCGTGTACCATCTCTTCTGCTTTGTCTACCAGGCACAAGTCGCCATCGAAGATGCCGGCCTCTTTCATAGAATCGCCTTTCACACGCACATAGAAAGTACTTTCGGGGTGCTTGATAAAGTCGCGATTGAAATCCAGCCTGTCTGCAGGATAGTCACTGGTAATAGGGAAACCGGCTGCTATCGCATCGTACATCGGCAGCTCCAGCTCCGTAGATACATCTGCTTTTTGTATATCTGGTTCTTTCATTTTCTTCATTTTGCTGCAAAATTACAATTTTCTCACTAATTCCAAGAATTATTAGCCAAAATGTTTGTATTTCATTTATTCTTTGTACCTTTGCGTTTGGTTTTTGACCATGGGCATTTTGCCCATACCTAAATTTTTTCATTCATACCCCTGTGAAGGGCAAGAATGAGTGAGTACAGGTTTTATTCCTGCCTCGGGTTAGATTATATAATTGTATAGATTATGGCTGGCTGTGAAGCTCGCCATTTTTTGTGTCTTTTTTCATCCCTAGTCATATTCATATCTTTGCCAGAAAAATCACCGATATGAATAATTTCGTTTCCTTCAACTCTGTTGAATCCATCCCGGACCTCAAAGCCAGCGCCGCATTCACTGTCAACAGCTCCGAAGTCTTCAAGGAGCAGTATGATATCATCCCCCGTACACTGGTCGAAGGTTACCAGTATATGCCCTGGGGCGCAGACAACGAGATGCCTTACCGCATTCTCGAGCTTATTGAGTCCGACGAGACACTATCCACCTGTCAGATCTTCAACGCTGAAGTCTGCTATGGTTCCGGCCTGGTCTATGACACATCCCAGGCCAGTGCTGCCACCAAGTCACAAGTCCAGGAGTTCCTGATGGATAACTCTCTGGCCTCGTATTTCCTCGGTGTCTGCCAGGATTTCAAACATTTCGGTTTTTGTGTGTCTATCATCATTCTGAGTTCTGATGGTTCAAAAGTTGTACGTATTCTTCGCAAAGAGGCCTGCTACTGCCGTTTTGCTCCTGCAGACAAGTCTGGCCGCATACCGTATATCCTGTATGCGAACTGGCGAAAGTCTATCTCCAGTAAGGACGAAGTCGAGAAGATAGAGCTCCTGGATTTCCATTCTCCTTGGGCAGATCTGCAGGAGCGTCTCAAGCCCGCTAAAGGTAATAAGCCCAAATCCAGCACCCGCAAGTTCGCCATCGTCAGCCGTGTTCCAACACCTGACAGCACCTATTATCCCATCCCTTATTATGGTTCTCTATTTAAGGGCAACTGGTATAATATCAAGCGTCTCATCGGCATGGCAAAGGAAGCTAAATTGAAGAATTCTGCACCTATCAAGTATCACATCGAGATCGCCAATCGATTCTGGGACGGAATCTTCAAAGCCGAAGGAATTACCGACCGTAAGAAGCAGATGGATAGGGTAGTGGAGGAGAAGGAAAAAATCATCAACTTCCTGACGGGTATGGAGAACTCTGGTAAGGTTCTTTTCTCTACGTTCTACATCTCCCCAGATGGTCACGAACAACATGACGTAGTTATTAATAAGGTAGAAACGGAAAAGGAAGGTGGCGACTGGTCGACAGATATTATCGAAGCCGTCAACATGATGTGTTTTACGATGCGCGTTCATTCTAACCTCGTCGGCTCAGTACCAGGAAAGAGTCAGACAAACAACTCCGGTTCTGACAAGCGTGAGCTCTATACCATCGCTCAGGCTCTGCAGAAGCCATATCACGACCTTCTTTTCACCGTTCACCATATCATTATAAGGTTCAACGGTTGGGAAGGCGTTCATCCCGATTGTCCATTCATCATGCTTTCAACGCTTGATGAAAATAGAGACGCTAAGCTTGTTACACCGAATAAGACTGAAGAAGAATAATGAAACTGATTACCACCGACGAGCAGCTGCGCTTGCTCATACCTAACGTACTGGCCACCGTTGAGGGTGAGCCTACATTGATTGAAAAGCTTTACCCATATCTCGAGTCTGCCGAGCAATGGGTAATGGACACTTTCGTTCCTGAAGCCAATTTTGCCGAGATAGCTGAAGCTGACAGCTCAGGTCCTAACGAGCGTTTCCGTTTCCCCTTGGAAAAGCTCGTAGCCTGTCATGCCTATATGACAGCCATCCCTTCGCTTGATTTAGTCTTGACCCCTAATGGTTTCGGTATCGTCTCAAATCAGACAGTTGTTCCCGCTTCTCGTGAGCGCGTCGCCGCTCTGATCGCCTCTCTCGAGTCTCAGCGCGACGCCGCTATCGAAGCTCTCATCCTTCGTCTATCCAGTAGAACGGACTGGCAGCAAAGCGAACCAGGTAAATACTTCGCCGCCACAATGTTCCCGTTCCTGAGCCTCTGCCGCCGTCTCGCCATCCGCGAACATATCTGGGACTCCTACCAGCAGCTGCACGAACGTCTCATAAAGATAGAGTCCGTTCTTGCCGACACATACTTCTCTCACGAGCAGATGCAAGTCTTCCGCTCCCACGTATTCACCCAGCACCGCAGCGCATCACCCCTCGAAGAGCAGGTGATTAAATCCCTGCAGTCCTACGAGTTGGAGCTTCTAAACAACATCCAAGTTCACCCCCAATGTTATTACGATCTAATCACTATCATTCGCGAACACGAAGAAATATTCCCCGCCTGGCACACCTCCGCAGTCGCCGCCCTCTACACCCCCAAAGTCTTCGTGAACCAAAAGTCATCTGGTGGTTACTGGTTATAAATACAAATATTATAATCCCCGCTACACTAATAATAGTGAGCGGGGACAAGATAGATTTTAAAAATGGTCTTTTACAATCCTTTTTCCAGTCCATCAACATACTGGTACATCAATAACAAATCAATTATTATGCTGATGATGCTAACCTAAGGTATGACAATACTAAGTATAGTCAATAGAATACTTGTATTAGCACATAAAACATGTCAATGACTTACCCTATAGCCTTGGGGAGAGGGGATGTATTCCGCCAAAGATCATAATAAAAGTTGTTAATAATCGTTTCTTTTAACATACAAATAAAAAATGGCGAAAATAAAAAGAAATAAAGCATATCCCCATCCTCCTATAGAGATAGCTATTATAATGATTATGACACTAACGATAAGCCAGCATACCAAAGCAATAAATCCCATTTTTATTAATTGTATTCTTTTATTAAAAGTTTTGTTTTGATGATGTTTATTATTGCAAATTTACAAAGATAATATTTGCAAAACAAAAAACACAGCTAATTATTAACAATATTTTTCTTGTTTAAAGCATTCGCTTTCACGTTTCATTTCTTTTTTCGTACCTTTGCACACAAAAAATTCAAATAGTGCAAATATGAAGAAGAATATAAACCGAATTAAAGTGGTTCTAGTTGAAAAACATAGAACCAACAAATGGCTAGCCGAACAGCTAGGCGTTACACCATCCACAGTAAGCAAGTGGTGCACAAACGATGCCCAGCCATCAATTGAAACCCTCATGAAGATATCTGTTCTTCTTGACGTAAAAACAGATGATCTCCTAAGATTCGACGAATTGTAATTATTTCACATAATCCTTGGACATTCCAACAAAAAGATGTATCTTTGCCACAAAATTATAAATATCTAATTATGTCATACCAATACCCATTCGGCCAACAGGTCCAATCATTAGTACAGCAAGACCGTACTCCTAAAAAAGTTTTCGTTCTAGGTGTCTATGCAAGTGCAGTTCATGCGCGTTGGAAGAAAGACGGCAAAACTATATGTCCAGCTTTGGCTGTTGCAAGTGAACCACGTATCTTCTGGGACGGCAACATCGATGAAGCAAAAGAAATAATATCTAAGATACAGATTCCTACAGAAGTAGGAACGCTAGAACCGGCCGGAGAACATCTCAACGGCCCTTCTGCCAAAGTCCTCGATGAACATATCCTCGGGATTCTTGGCTACTCAAGGAAAAACGCATGGTTGTGCGACCTTCTTCCTGAAACACGCATCAACGACGGCCAAGCAAAAGTGATCGAGAAAGAATATAATCCGTTAATAGAGAAGTATGGCCTCAATGAAGTGAACATACCAAAACGGCCAACAGTATTCTGCGATGACAAGAGACGCCAAGAAATCGTTTCAGAACTGAAGGAATCAAAAGCTAGTCTTTTGGTTCTCCTCGGGGATATCCCCATTGCACAGTTCTTAAACAAGGTTGCTGAAGTTCCTTATAAATCCCTGCAGGAGTATGTTGAGCTTTATGGATACGGCACTATCACGGCTGCTACCGTTGACGGTCACACCGTAAATGTTCTCCCATTGGCACACCCTCGCCAAATTGGTGCTCTCGGTGCCCATAGCGATAAATGGACCAAGTTCCATCAGGAATGGGAATCAAACATTAACAAATAATCCCTGAACAATTCTGAGATAGTATAAGTTTAACACAACCAAATTATCCCTATGTTTCTACGGCCTAGTTAACCTCATCTGTAAACATACTGTAGAGTTCCCCGCTGACACACCTCCCCAGTCGGCGCCCTCTACACCCCAAATGTCTTCGAGAATCAAATCAGAAAAAGAGCTTCGGGCACTCCAAAAAAGGATTGCCCGAACTTAGGTGCAGAATGCGGGGGCATTACCTCCCTCTCTCATCCCGCGCTGCAAAGATAGTTAATTCTATCGATAAAACAAAGAAATGCCCTAAATATTTCCGATTATTTCAAGTTCAACTTTCATTTCCAAACAAAACAAACTTCTTGAATGATTCTATTACACTTTTTTCTATCGTAAGTCGGTTTAATGCCTTTTGTCCGATCTGCGCTTTCGACAATCTCTTCCAACAATTGTTCCAATCTCGCTTTGTCCACAGCACCTGACACCTCTGCCATCCAAAAAATCAATTCACCACAAACAATGCTTTTGCTGAACTTCTTATTACCATCGTTGCTATCACAATATGTCATTAAATGCCAATATTGGGAGGGGGAATTCTTCTTGTAATCAACTAATATCCCTTCTTTCTTTGCACGTGCAATATAGCCACCACTTACTTGTTGATATCCAGTATATACCAATTTCTCTGTCAATGGACATGGCTTATTACCCATTCCAATGAAAATCTCTTTTATTTGCTCTATTGTCATACTAGTACTTTTTAGTTTCTTTTTATATACAAAAATTCCTTCAAGACTGGCAGCCGCGCTATCCACTTGGGAATCACCCAGCCCTCCACGAATATTGCTACTCGATTCTTTAAGCCCCTGGTGGATGATAAATCCGTTGCAAATATAAATAATAAATCTCAACCTACAAATATAATTTTGTATATTTATATTTCTTCAATAAATTGTAGGATTAAGTTATCTAGTAGAATATAGCTTCCCGTGTCTTTCCAATATCCACATAGAATATCTATCTTTGCCCCATGAAAATGTTCAATATCACATTGCCCACCAGCTGGCCCGAATTGACAGACGAGCAGCTGCTCATGGTCTATGGACTATTCGCACGCGACTTGTCTGCAGCAGAGGTCAAGTCCCTCTGCCTCATGAAGTGGAATCACTTAAAGGTGCTAGCCACTCTGCCGAGCCATCGTTTCCTCATAAAGCGAGGAAAAGAGCAGGTTGTGCTCAAAGTCAGGCAGATTCAGCAAGCCACCTCAGTTCTTGATTATCTTGATTCATTAGCACCTATGCCCATTCGTATCTCACGAATAGGCAAGCACCGCGCTTTGCCAGCGGACTTCGAGAAAGTTCCTTTTGAGCAGTATCTGTATGTTGACAACCTGTTCCAGGGTTATCTCAACACTCAGCAGGATGAACTGTTGCTTCAGATGGCACAAATCCTATACGGAAGCGACCATGTGAAGCCCTCGAAAGCCCATCTTGTAGGTATCTTCTACTGGATGGCTTCACTCAAACAGTACTTCGCATCGCTCTTCACGAACTTCTATAAGCCAGCCCCCGCTAAGGGCGAGGCCAATCTGCTGGGCTCCAGCCAGCCGGATATCTACAGTCAGTTGCGTGACAGTACGAATGCCATGATCCGCGCCCTAACAGGTGGCGATATCACCAAAGAAGAGCGCATCCTAAAGATGGATACCTGGCGCGCGCTCACCGAGCTTGATGCTAAGGCAAAGGAAGCAGAAGAGCTTCGAAAGGCTTATAAGAAACCTTAGCAAGTTTGTTACACAGTTATCACACAATAGCCTACTTACCAAACATTTACATACATTCCTTATACTCTTACTTATGTTACCATTTCTTCCACATACGCCTGAACAGCCAACACAAACAAAGAACAACGACTCCTTCAACTGGGATGCCACATCGTTCTTTGAAGACCTAACCAAGCGCAACAAGTTCGCTCAGTCCAAGCACTTCACCTTCTGTCGAGTTTCTGGGCTTGACGGCTTCGAAGAAGCACTGGCCAAAATGCAGACAAAAGCGGCTTTCGTCTGCGTGTCCGACATCTCACAGGGATTTACGGACATCAATAACACACCGCACACTCGCCGTGTGAAGACAGTGTTCCTAGCCATGCGCCACACCATTGACAACATGGTGGTCCGCCAGTCCTGTATGGACGCCATGCGCGAGCTATTCCGACAGTTTATGTCTGTCCTGATCCAGGAGCACACTCGTCTGCAGCAGCAATCTATTTATATCGACCCTCGTATCTCCTTCCAAGAAATCGACCGCTATTTCTTCTCAGGATGCGCTTGTGCGTACTTCCAAATCGCCGTTGACACCTACACCGATTTACAATTCAACCAGGAGGAATGGACTTGAATCAGCATCCCGATCCACAAGGCGAGCGCGAGAAATACGTTCTCGCTTTCAACGACACTATGCTTAAAATCTGGCAGGAGCAGATTACACTGCTGGATGTCATCGACACAGGCCGGCTGCTGCACTCCGTCAGCGCTTTGCCAGTAAGAGCCGATGGCCGTTTTATCGAGATAGGCTTGTCACAGGCCTTCCTCGAATACGGACTTTGGCAAGATTTCGGTACAGGAAAGGAAATCCCCAGAGGCAACTCCGGGGATATAGGTCGTGAAAAGCGACGTGTCGCTAAGAAGTGGTTCTCTCGAAAGTATTATTCCTCAGTTCTCAACCTCCGTGATTTCCTGGCTGATAACATCGGCCAGTCCTTCGTCGGCATCGTAGCCAAAGCAATAGACGAAAATTACAGGAGGTACAATCATTAGTTAAAGCTTTTTGACTCGCTCTATATTCTCATCATATTCTTCTATCGTGATACCGTGATTCTTACAGGCATCGGCTTTCTTTATTCCTTTTAGAATATTTGCATAGGCACCGAGCACCATGACATCTAATCTCGACCAACCGTCTTCAGCTAGTAGGTCAGCGTGCATCATAGTTGTAAATTCATCCTTCTTAGTCACAGAATTAATGTAATGCTGAATTCTTATATTCCTACTTTCTACAAATTCTATTTCCTTGTTCAAGAAATTAAAGTATTCATCAACAGTCTTTGGGATGGGGTTCTTTACAAACAGCGGAGTATCCAACCATAGTTTGACACTTGCATAATTCTTATCGACAAGATCTTGAAAAAAGAAGAAATCCACATAGCCCTTAAAGTCCACAAACAATTCAAAAAAAGCTTTATTCTTATTCAATACATCACTTAATGGGCTGTCATCTCCATTATAGAATCGACGAATACATTCTAATGTCAAATCCCATCGGTCACGTATATCAGCCCGAAATCCCCTAGTCTGATTTATTCCCCCGACCGCAGATGGCAATATGACTTCACCACCAATCTGATATAGTTGATGAAGATACGTTTCTACGAACTGATGATAATCGGGTACATTCTTCTTTACTTCTTCCAAAAGCGGTCTGTTTCGATAATATCTAAAAGAAGCAGTAATAGAATCGTTTCCGAAATAGAAATCCTTCCATTTTAGATAGAATTTACTTCTGCCATCTTCTAGTTCCATTAATTCACCATTAGGTAATGGCTTACTCCATAATAGCTGACTATATAGTCTAAGCGTTTTACTTCTGGAATCAGGATCTGCGCCTCCAGCCCCAAGTCCATCGTTTCTTTCCCAAAAGCCTTCCCAAAATCCTTTGGTATCAGAAGTAAAATCAAAATTCACATCTATATCTCTTATTCTCATATTTTATAGCTTTAGTCTACTGCAAAAATACATAATAATTTTGAAAATCCAATAGAATATTGTCTTTTTTTAAATCAAATATGCTTCCTACCTTTGCACCATCGAAATATAATCCAACACAACATGACCAAAGAAACTAGAACTGACATCCAAATCTATTCGGCAATCGCGATGCTCATCGCAGGAGTCGCACTCGCCACAGCGGGCTTCATCGTAGCACCAACTGGTGTCATCTCTGACTCCGTACTCCTTTTCTTCGCACAGTGTCTGATATACGCAGGCTCTATCTTTGGTGTAAGTATCTATATTCACACCAAGTTTGCCGAACTAAAATCTAAGTTCGATACAATAGAGGAGGGAGGAAACCAATGAGAGAGATAAATAGGATTATCTGCCACTGCACAGCTACGCCCGAAGGCCGAGTCCAGACTGTCGAAGATATCAGACGTATGCACGTCAAGGACAATCACTGGTCCCACATCGGATATCACTATCTGATATACCTCGACGGCACCATCCATCAATGCCTGGATGAGTCCATCCCTGGCATACACTGCTCTGGTTACAATAAGCACTCCATCGCAGTATGCTATGTCGGCGGTTGCGCTAGAGACGCTAAGCTTACCGAGAAGGATACCCGAACACCAGCCCAGAAGGAAGCATTCGTGAAGATCCTGACGGAACTTCACAAACGCTACCCACAAGCCACTCTTCATGGCCACCGCGAATTCGCAGCCAAGGCCTGTCCTTCGTTCAATGTTCACGAGTATGACTACATCTTTAAATAGACAACACAAAATATGAAATACTTTTCTCGCTCACTTTACTCTGTTATTTTGTTTTCATTTTGTCTGTCACTTGCCGCTTGTAAGACAGTGCGCACGTCCGAAAAGGCGGTAAGTGCAAGTGAGACGGCAGCCGTGACGGCATCCCGTCTCACTTTTTACCGCACAATCGATTCGCTCTCCAGACAGTTTTCCTTGTCTGCAGACAGCATCTCAATGATATTCTTTAATGAGTCTCAGGAGTTTCCAACAGCGTTTCCATCAGCGATAGAAAGCTGGTTGGAAACTCCCTCTGACTCACTCACTCCACAAGTCCCCAATAGCCATCAGCGCCCACGAGACGCTTCGCGTCCCGTCCTCGCTTCGCCTTTCCCAAAGTCTCTCCACATCTACGGACTACACCTCGGTGCAAGCACCAAGGAGAAGTCCGTCACCGCCACCGATTTGAAGGACAGCGTAGCAGTAGCCACCCAGTCCCAAAAGTTCAAATCGGCAAAAGCGGACAAGTCCGCTCCTGCATCAGCTCACGAATACATCGCTCTCATTTTCATCTTTACTATTGTCCTATATATAATTCATCGGTTCCGCATTTCTGCTTAATAAAAACAATCATATTCTTTCTACGCTTGGCCATTTATCATTTCATAAATTTTCATCTATTTGTAGTTTCCTCTGTAAATTTTGTCCTATGATTTGTTTAATTATATAAAATCTTATAATGAATAATAGATCTTTAAAAAATATCCTAAAATATGAAATAGTATAAAATTTCTATCATATTTTTGGATTAATATATTTATTTTCCAAAAAAAAAAGCTATCTTTGACCCATAAAAATTCTTAGTGGTATGATTCTAATAAATAATCAAGAGGTAATAGAAGTTTCTAATTATACGGATTTTTATGAACAAATAAAGGAATATGATTTTATAGCTGATGATGTTCCTTTTGTTGAAATTGAACATAAAAAAAATAATTTTATTTGTTCATTAGGTTACATAAATATCAACACGAAAGAAAAGGTAGAGGTGGAGATAATGATAGGTAATATAAAGATTTCTAAGATAACTATTAAAGTAAACAAGAGAGAGTCTCCATATGGCGATCCTAATAGTTATATCATTTTTTATAGTTATTCTATTCATACGTCTATTTATGATTCCGACTATCAAAGTAATAAATGGAAGAAACCGATAGAGCATATTTTCGATGTAAATCAATCTATATTTTTTAAGGATGGTAAAAAAGAATCCGGTATAAAGAGCCCAATACATTTTCTCTTTTCTAATGTTATTCCAGAGATAAATGAAATATTAGACAAAGGTATTATTACACATAATATAAATTTCCAATATTGGGATCGGAAAATAAATGAGTTAACAGATAGTTCTTCTTTTGTAGATAAAGAAGCTTTAAGGAAAAGCCATTCAATAAATATAAGGAATGTTTTATCTATGGTTTATAATTTGGAAGTAAATGTCAGAGATGATCTTGATATTTGGTCGGTTGAACATAAAGAATGCACTGTCAAATTCTATGGAAACAAAAATGTTTTGCCAAATTTGTATTTGGCAAATATGTTGGAAGTTATTACTAATTCAAGCATTAAAATAGTAACTATTGAAAAAACTGTTCAATACATTGGAACAATCAAAAACCTCCCCAAGTATTATATGTATGACTTAGAAGCTTTTAAAAGATATCTTCAAAGAAAATTGTATCTTCAACTATTTCTTAAGTTTAATCAAGAAAAAGCGATAGAAGGCTTCAAGTATAAAGTTCCAATAGGGATATGTAAGGATTATATTATTGAAGACAAAGATATTCGCAATCTAATGAATTTTATTTTAAGTCTTAAAGTCACTTGCTTTGAAGACGGCAATTACAGAGCTGGTAGAGACGATTATGGGTGGTATGAATATACTGTCTTATTTTCTGCAGAATCAGAATTTAGGCCTTCAGAATCTTTAGTAAGTATTATTAATAAAACATTAAATATTAAATTGGAATATCTGGAGAGTGATTTCTGTTATTATTGTCAATATAGGACAAAGTCAGAGCCCATTGCGGGGATGGCAAAGAGAAGAGAGTGCGACTCTAAAGATCTTCTTAAATCCTATTTATTCGATTTGTTGGAGAAAATTATACCATTACTAAAAACAGATGAGGGTAGAAAATATTTACTAGGTTCAAATTGAAATAAATTCCAATCCAACAGTACAGTTCGAACTCATTTCCAAAACAAAGGGAATCTTGCGGCATAAGTATCCTTATACCACTCATCCTTGCAGTAAACCCACTCACAATCTCCTGCGTTCCTTCAATAATCATTCATAGAAACGAAGTTCTAAGTCTATCAAGTCCCGTGTCCTCTCCTAGCCGCTGGCACTCAGCCGAAAGAGGCAGCGCATAAAGCCCTGCCACATTCGGCTATCATCAATAAGCAGGAGTGAATCAAATTCACCCCAGCCTCTTTTTTACCGCACATCCGTGAGCACCCAGCCCACACACCCCTGCGTGCTTTCATATCTGCGATATGCTTTTTGTATGCCTGAGGTGGGCTGGCCACTTGTTACATGACACTCTGGAGAGCGAAGGTGCTGCTAATGCGGCATACGGCAACGCTTCAAAATAGAGAGAATGTGCAAGCACATACACACTGTTTTGCCACAAGTGGACAGCGATTGCTGTATGTCGCGCAGCACCTACGCACTCCTGCCGTTTTCATTCCACAAATGGCTTACAGCTCACCACAGGCACACAAAAATCTGTACTTAAAAGTCCAGCAAGCGCTTGCCAACACTAAGCCTACGGCTCACTCTAAAAATACATTTCCTTCAAAACATTTGTTCATTCCGAATAAAATCCATACCTTTGCAGCAGAAAATTGCATCAAGAGTGGCACAATTTGCCCACCAACCGGCCAACTGTCGTAGGCATCGGTGGTAAAATGATGTGAGTGAGATTGTTTAACCCACTAAAAATTTACGATGATGGAAATCAGAAAGATTGAAAAAAGTGATTTAGTATTGTTCCCACGCCTACAGAAGCCTGGGCTAAAGCCTAAGCATGTTGCCTTCGAGTCCTTCAAGGCAGAGTTGAAACACATCGAAGGACATGGTTCCTATTGGCTCCTGTACCAGCAGGACAAGCCGCACCTTGTCGTGCACGTGCAGTTGCCAAAAAGCGAAGCCGAGTTTGATAACATCCTCGGTTGGTGTCTTGGTCAGAACAAATGGTGTGATTACATCGAGGCCGACCTCTCTTTCATCTGTGTCATTGCAGGTTACAATGCAGAAGAGCTAACACCAAAGTATCCAGACTTCTTCAAAGAGCGTGTTTACGCACTCTACAATTCTGTTTACTGGTGGTACAAGTACGGCAAAGCCATGCTAAAACAGTAGTTCCAGCCGAAAGAGGCAGCGCATAAAGCCCAGCCACATTCGGCTCTGGAGGCAAGCAGGAGAGAACAGTCAACAGAAAAGTCAGGGGCACGTTAAGGCTCTGGTGAGCCAACACTCTGCCTCTGATTTTCTTTATGCCTGTTCACCCCTGCCCAGTACCGCACATCCGTGCGCCAGGGCGGACACACATCGGCTATGATTTCAATCAAAGATTGAGGTCAAGCCGAAGAGTGTCTGATTCGCCCATTCCACAAGTACGCCACGCAACCCTTTGCCAAGTCAAAGGGATTTCGTGTCGCACCTGTGGCTCAGTACCGCACATTCGTCATTTTAGCTGAATTTCAAGGGCTTTTGAGCCTATGCGCAACTTCGGGGGCTTTCTTAACAATATCCGACTTCAAGCCCCATTTTCTTAACATCTGTTTACATATTCCGCTTCTTCTGAGCGTTGGGAGCGGGAGGCGAGGGCAGGGCGCGTGGGGGGTGTCTATCCCGACGGGTTAAGGGCACAGCCCTTAACAATCCCGTAAGTCATTGATTATCAGCAACCGAAAGGGTTATTAACTTAACTATTTTCAGTTTTAACAAATAACTGTGGGATAATCAATGAAAAGTGCCTGATGTGCGCCCCATACCTTCACCCAGTCAAGTCTCAGGCATGGGCATCAGACACGTCTTTTCACATAAACACGCACGAAACTATATTTGCACTTGTAAATCCATATTTAAACTTGTAAATCATGTCATCAATCAACACAAACGCAACTGTCACCCTGACTGTCAACGGCAAACAGGCGCAGGATATGCTGGACAACCTCAAAAAGAAATCACAAGACCTGGAACATGCTATCGAGAACGCAGCAAAAGCGGGTAACAAGGTAGAACTCAAACGACTTCAGAAGGAACTGAAGCAGACCAACCGGCAGATAACCCAGATAGAGAGTGCTACTGCCGGCGTGGAGAAGGTCCTGAAGAACCTCGACAGAGCAACACCCAAGGAACTGAACAAGACACTAGCCACTCTCAAGAAGCAGCTCAACGGTATCGAACGAGGTACAGAGCAGTGGTACCGGCAGGCGGAAGCCATCAAACGGGTAAAAGCGGAACTCGCCAAGGTCAACACCGAGCTGACCGTTGGCGAGGGATTCTGGGACCGCTTCAACCGTAAGATGAACGACTGGCAGACCACACTCATGGGCATGATAGCTGCTGCAACAGGTATCATTATGGCCGGCCGTTCCGCTGTGAAAGCCTATGCGGACATCGACGCAGAGATGGCTAATGTCCGCAAGTTCACGGGCATGGCCAAGGAACAAGTCGAGGACCTGAACGAGGAATTCAAGAAGATGGACACACGCTCCAGCCGTGAACAGCTGAACATCCTTGCAGAGGAAGCGGGTAAACTGGGCAAGCAGTCGAAAGAGGATATCATGGGATTCGTGAAAGCGGCTGACCAGATCAATGTCGCACTCGACGAGCTCGGCGACGGGGCCACACTCACACTCTCCAAACTGACCAACATCTTCGGCGACGAAGAGCGTTTAGGCACAGAAAAAGCGTTGCTGTCTGTTGGTTCTGTCATCAACGAGCTCTCACAGAACTGCACCGCATCAGCTCCATACCTGGCCAACTTCGCCAAGCGTATGGCAGGCGTAGGTGCCCAGGCAGAAATGACCATCCCACAGATTATGGGTCTGGCCGCTGTCCTCGACTCTCAGGGACAGGCCGTTGAGATGTCGGCCACAGCTGTCTCGAAGCTGATCATGGACATGTTCAAGCAGCAGGATAAGATTATTAAGGCTACGGGCATGAATGCGGAGAAGTTCAAGCAGACGCTGGCCAAGGGAACAAACGAGGGCCTGCTGATGCTCCTAGACACGCTCGACAAACTGGGTAACATCGACGTTCTGGCACCCATTTTCAAGGATATGGGAGAAAACGGTGCCCGAGTTGCTCAGGTCATATCTGCGTTGGCAGGTAATTTGGATATGATTCGTTGGGAACAGTCGGAAGCAGCGAAGGCTTTCAAGGAAGCAACATCGGTCACCAAGGAATACAACGTACAGAACACTACGGTACAGGCCGGACTCGACAAGGCACGCAAGCGTGTCAAGGAAATGGCCATCGAACTGGGTGAAAAGCTGCAGCCCGTCATGCGTCACGTTCTGAGCAGTACAACACTCATACTGAAAGTTCTCTCTACGCTAGTAGATTTTATCCTGAAATACAAAGGCACACTCATCACACTTACTGCTGCTGTAGTGGGCTACTATACAGCCGTCAAACTGCAACATCTTTGGTCGCTCAGATACATTGCCGTCGCCAAACTGAAGGCTGCAGCAATAGCCATCGAAAACACGGCATTGGCAGCCTCTATCCTCAAACACAAGGTACTAAGAGGGGAAATCACCGCCGCTACAGCAGCACAGACATTCTTTAACAAGGTACTGAAGATGAACCCCATGGGTGTGGCCATCACAGCTATGACACTCCTGATTGGAATGTACGTGAAGTTTGCCAAATCAAGCAGCACGGCCGCTGCAGCTCAGAAGCGCCTGAAGGATATCAATGAGGAAGCCGACCGCAACACACGCGAGGAAATCAACCGCATTGAGCAGCTAAAACGTACGATAGAAAACGAGTCTCTATCTGTCAACAAGCGCCGCAAGGCCATCGAGGAGCTGCAACAGATCATACCTGACTACCACGCGAGCATCAGCGAGGAGGGCCAGCTCTATGGTCACAACATCAAGATCCTGAAAAACTATACGGAACAGCTGAAGAACTCTGCCAAAATCAAAGCCGCTTTAGACAAGCTGCCCGACGCTGAGCATCAGCGCGACGTGCATTTCAACGATGCGCCACATAACATCCAGGACGCCTATTTCAACGAAAAGCAGGGCCAGTCGGAATCGGAGGCCATCCGCAGCGCTAATGTAAGTCCTACTGCCTACAGGGCATGGAAGCTGCAACAGTCCCGTCTGGACAAGACGGTGACACAGTACAACAACATCATCGAATCCCTCACAGCGGACAATCAGCGCCTGGCAGACGAAGCGGAGAAGTTAGCAAAGGCCGAAGACCCAAAGAAGACCCCAACACCACCTCCCACTGACGACAGTAAAAAACAGGAGCGCTTCAAGGAGGAAAAGGACTGGAAAGCCAAGGAAGAAGCCCTCAATCGAATCAGTTATGCCACCGGTCAGCAGAACTACGAACAGTACCAGAAGCGCATTCTGGAAATCGAAATCGAATACCAGACGAAGATCCTACAACACAGCGACCTCACGGAAATAGAAAAGCTGGAGGCTCAGGCAGCATATGCAGAGGCTGAAAAGAAGCAATCGGAGCAGCATACAAAAATCACTGTGGAACAGGAGACACAGCTTTACAACGAAGCAATGTCCATCCAGAAGCAACGCTATATCGATGGGAAGATAGACCAGGAGATTTACCAGCAGTCAATGGAGCTCTTGGAATTGAATCACCTGAAGCGCATGACGTCGATCTATGAAGAGGGCACGACAGAATACACGCAGGCGCAGACCCAATATCAGGACAAACTCATTGCCGACCAGAAGCGACGCCAACAGGAGACGGAAGCCGCCGAGAAGAAGCATCAGGACCAACTGAAGAAAATCAAGGAGGAATATTTCGGGGACAGCCGCTCTGAGCGTACAAATAAGTATATGACCGACCTGGAAGCACTCAAAGTAGTCTATGACCTGGAGATACAAGCAGCCGACAACAACGCCCAAGAGAAACTGCGTATCGAAGAGGACTACCAGAAAGCGAAAAAGGCCCTGCGTAAGAAGTACGGCATCGACGAACTCGACGATAACAAGTCATTCCTCGAAGAATGGACCGACGCCACTCAGGAGTGGCTGCAATCAGATATGGGTAAGGCGGTCACTGGTTCCCTGGATGTCATCAGCTCCGGCATGAGCAGCATCTTCCAACAGATGTCTTCGCTCATTCAGGCCGAAGCGGATATACAAATCGCTGCCATCGAAAAGCGATACCAGGCGGAAATCTCCAACGCCGAAGGTAACAATTATATCGTGAAGAAACTTGAGAAGCAGAAGGAGCAGGAGGTGGCCAAGGTCAAGTCCGACGCGAACAAGAAAATGTTCAAGATGCAGGTGATGCAGGCCATCGCACAGACAGCTACTTCTGCCATCAATGCCTACAGCTCAGCGGCTGCAGTACCACTTATCGGTTACATCCTGGCACCAATCGCAGCAGCTTCGGCTGTAGCTGCAGGCATGCTACAGGTGGCTGCCATCAAGAAGCAGCAGGAGGCATCGGCCGCGCAGGGTTACGCCAAGGGTGGCTTCACCGGCGACGGCGGTAAATACGAGGTGGCCGGCATCGTACATAAAGGGGAGTGGGTGGCCAGTCAGGAGTTACTGCAGTCGCCCGTAGCCCGCCCGATGATTGAGGCTTTGGACTATGCCCAGCGAACGAACACCATCGGTTCATTACGCTCGGATGACGTTTCACGAAGTATCGTGGCTCCGAGCGTGTACGCACAGTCCGCACCATCATCGCCGACAGTTATCCTGCAGCCCACCCAGCAGCAGTCAGAACAGTCTGACAAGCAGATGAAGGAGTATGCCGATATCATGCGCCAGTTGAAGGATCGTCTCAGCGAACCTTTTGTGACAGTCAACACCGTCACTGGCGACACCGGCATCAAACAGGCCCAGGACGAATACGCCCAGCTCATCCGTAACAAATCACCCAAAAGTCGCAGGAAATAAAACATAAGCATTTCAATATGGAAATCATTATCAACGGCAAGATTGCCTATCTCAAAAAGAACACATCGTTTGAATATATCGCAGAGAACCCCTTGTTTACAGGCTCTGACAGCTATACACTATCCATCACTTTCCCGCTGAAAGGATGCCCGCAGAACATCGATATCTTCGGGCACCTTTATCGTCAGGACGTTTTGAAGAACAAGGTCGTATTCGACTGTGAAATCCGTGACAAACAGTTTTATAAAGCTGGTTGCATCACCATCACACAAATATCGGAAGTAGAAGTGAAGACACAGTTCCTGGAGGGCCGCAGCGAACAAAACTTCAACGATACTTTTGACAATATCTATTTGAACCAGCTCGATCTTGGCACACCATCAGAACGTAGTGCTGAGAATTACGATATTTCAACAGCTTGGGAAGCAAGCTATCCATTGGTTGATTATGTTGCTCTGCCATGGGTGAACAACACATCTGGAAATCTTCAGAACGCCGTTACAAAAGCCTCGGACGGCAGTTTCCAATGGGATAGCAAGCTCGCTAATCTCTCATTCCAGCCGTATCTGCTGTACATCCTGAAGAAAATCTGCAGCGCCATAAAGTATTCAGGTAGTTTCAACGTCATCAACAACAGTTATTGGAAATACCTTATTATTTGTAACACACTCCCTGCAGCATGGTCGCTAGCAAACTTCGCTGATGCCATGCCGCATTGGTCGCTCACTGAATTCTTCGAGCAATTGGAGCTGCTGATGGGTGGTGAGTTCACCATCAACCATAAGAACCACACTATCAGATTTGACTTCTCGCACAAGATTGCTCATAACATCAAATCGATGAAAATTGACCGTATCGTCAGCAAGTACTCTGTGGACGTGGCTCAGGAGGACAAATCGGACTACATCGCTTCGAAAAACATTGCCTATGCAGACAATGACAACCGCCTTTGGCCTTATCGCAGCTGCCAATGGTACATCGCTAAGAACAAAGACAGCGCCTTAAAATATAGCACGCTTACAGCATTACTCAACTTTGCCAAAACACTTAAGGAAAGCGGAATTTACATCACAGATGGAGGTTCACATAAGCGTTATTCACGAGGCTATCCGGCTGGTTCCGATGGTAACAAGCTCTTCTATGCCAAGGATGTAGATACCTATTTTATTATGTACTGCTACAAGTCAGAGTTATACGAAACAACACATATCGGTGGCCAGGATTATCATTGGTATAAGTACTACAACCGTTTGATGCCTATTAACCAGTTTGGTAAGTTATTCGTCAGTAAGGATGCAGAAGAAGTGGAATTGCAAATGGTTCCTGCCTGGATTGATGAAACAGAGGAAACCTTAGGTCCGTGCTTATTCCTGGAGTGTGGCGACCTGGGAAACGCTACGACATGGAACGAGGATACCTCTGGAGGTGGTTCCGTCGATACTGGCGATGGCAGCCGGATGGGAGGGCAGCGAACACGAGGTATTACAGGAAGTCGCGACGATGATAGGCAAGGCGATACAGAAACAGAATATGGCGACGGCGCTTTAGCGCAGAGTATGGCCGGAAAGACCATAGAAAAAGGGGATCAGAAAAAGGCAGAGGCTTATTTCGACAAGCTTTATGTGGCCTTCTGGGACGGCAATATCCGCACCTCAGGAAAGTTGCCTCGTCCGATTGTAGATAAGGTGGAGATAGACGATGACTTTTCCGCTGTAAAGCCCCCGTACTCACTGCGACTGGAGCCCAAGAAAGGTCTCGACGCGCAGAATATCCCATATCAATATACCTACAATATCGACAACAGGAAGAAGTATAGCTTCTCTTTCCTGGCTGACGAAATTCCTAATCCGCGAGCCGTCTTCTACATTGAAGGCAGCCGCTATATCTGTGAGAAAATAACAGCGACTTTCCATGAATCAACAGGAAAGTCGCAGTTACTCAAAGGTACATTCTATCGAATTATCTGAGTGTAGGGAGAATCTCGTTGACACTATCCTCTACATTCTTCTTCAGAATCTTAGCATAGATCTGAGTCGTTGCAATGTTCTTGTGTCCGAGCATTCTCTTTACTTTCTCGATGGGGATGCCATAAGTAAGCATAAGCGTAGCAAACGAGTGGCGACCGATATGACAGGTTACTTCGTTTCTAATATCCAATGTATCTTGGATGAGATGCAAATAATCATTCAACTTCTGATTGCTGATAATTGGCAACTTGAAGTCGTATTTTTCGAGCACGGCCAAAGCAGGTGGTAGGATAGGAGTGAAGAAGTTCGAACCGGTCTTCAGACGAGCACCGTCGATATAATAATAATCATCATGCAATTCTGTCATCGTTTTGAAGTTAAACAAGCACATGTCGCAATAAGCAAGTCCAGTATATGCCATGAAGACGAACAAATCTCTTGCGCGGTCTTTACGACCATAGAACTCTGCATCACGAATCTTGATGATTTCATTCTCAGTAAGTGGATGACGCTCCTTATTTGTGCCCTTTGGAAACTTTACATGGTCATAAGGGTCAATTGAAATAATCTCCTGTTGCCAAAGAATCTTTGTGTACTTGCGTACCTTCTTATGATACCCATTAATTGTATAATCAGTTCTGGTGTTTGGCTTTCTAAGCCAGGCATCATAAGCTCGGACATTGGCAGGTGTTAGATCAGCTAATGTATTGAGTAATCCAGACTCTTCAACACTTTTTAAAACGACCTTGATATCCTTAATAGAGTTCTGAGCCAGATTCTCTTGCTCCATATGTTTACGACAAAACTCCACGAAGCTCTGTCGCAAATCATTGCCATTGAAGAGCACTTTATCTTGATTAAGTCCCAGTTGCTCAAACTCTACATAGCGGTTGAAGTTGGATATTGTCATATCCTCCTTCAATAGTTCCATGGCTTTAATAACCTGTTCGTAGTGCTCCACCTTTGAGGTGATGCTGCGAGAGTTTGATACAGACATCCAATTCTCTGGCGATGCTGTACCAACAGTGATCCACTTGCGTTCACCTTCTTTCAGGTAAACACACAGTTCAATCTTACCAGTTCCTGTCTTGGCCGAGGCCTTCTTGCGGTCAAAGACCACTCTTACATGTTGTTTCAT